ACTTAGACGGTGGTTTCGGACGCTTCCATTTCGCATCGGCGGACTGATCCTGTCTGGTGTGGGGAGATCAATAACTGCCGACGCTGCCGACGCCGACGACGCCGACGACGCCGACGACGCCGACGACGCCGACGACGCCGACGCCGCCGACGCCGCCGACGCCGCCGACGCCGCCGACGCCGCCGCCGACGCCGAAGCCGCCGCCGCCGCCGACGCCGCCGACGCCGCCGCCGCCGAACTTGCGCCATTGATACTCCCAATGGATATCGTCAGCGTTAAGCTCTTCGCGAATTTGTTGTCCGCGAACATCGCCTTTTTCTTCAAGGTATTCGGCCAAGATCAACCAGTCCGTGTCTGATTCTAACTTCGATGTATCGAATAGGTCAATCATCGTATCCCTCAAAGATCAATGATTTTCCCGGGATCTTGTGCGGGAAAGGCATGAAGTCGATGTAGCTGATCTTAGTGCCGTTCGGCCAGATTTTGTACGTCGTATCCTCCTTAAATCCGTCCTTGAAAAAGCTCGTCCAATCTCGCGAACATGAGTAGATGAACCGAACGTCATCGATCACGCATCCGCGAGGCGTCAACGCCACGACCTTACCGACAAGGTGGTAATAAGCGTGCGTGATGAAGTAGTACTGCATCCCAACTTTCGGCGACATGACCTCACCCTTTCCTCATCTGAACCCCGCTCCGCACCGCCTCCTTGATCGACGGGTGCAGCACTGACCCGGTATGGCCTTGCGACACAGCGTTGTCGATCAGCTCCTTGCAGAACGAAGAGAACGTCGCGTGGTGGATGGTGCTCTTGACGAGGTCCGCACCGCCGCTCAGTTCGAGCCAATCGAGCAAGCCCTGATCCATGATGGGCCTGTCGTTGGCGTCTTTCGGCAAGGAGTAGTACGGCGTCTTGGTCGTGACGAGCTTCCACGCCTTCCCGTCGATCTCGATGCCCATGGACTTCATGCCATTCTGCTTCATGGATTGCATCAGGGCGGCCTCCGCCCGCATGACGAGGTCATTGGCCTCCTTGAGCACGGCCTCGGCCGTATCCTTGGCAATGCGAGCCTCGACGAACGCCCGAGCGTGAACGCTGAGCGTATCCGGCGACGCGAACGGGTCCGTGAACATGTCGGCGATATCGTTCTCGATGGCTTCGGTTGGGGACATGATTAATTCTCCGAATAAATGCCGGCTCTGAGTGGGGGACCGGCTGGAACCTATAAGTTGCCCACCACGTTCTATCGACGATGGCGAGACCATCGCCGTCAGCCGTGCAAGGTGCGACCTTGCGTAAGGAAACGACTGACAGGCCACACAGAGGACGAACCTGCCTGCCAGTGGCCTATTGATTCAAAAGGCGGTCCGAGTGTAACCCGTATCCTCGGACCGCCGCCGCGTGCAACAAGCACGTGGTACGCTTGATATTTCACTCAGCCGCAGGAGCCGTATCGCTCCTGCTGGCCTTGATGATCGACAGGAATTGCCGGTTGATCTTCGCAAGCTCGATGGCGACGGCCGGAGAAGCTTGCTCGCCAGCCTCAAACGCCACGGTGCAATGCGTGTCGCCTTCCTTCTTGAACGCCGTGATCTTCGTCCAAATGATCTGCCAAGCCTTGCACTTCATCTTGAGTCGGTCGAGATACCCGCTCTTGGTCGAGGTCGCGAACCGCCCCCCGTAGAAGTCACCCAGGGCCGTCGGCGGCAAGATCAGGATGTGCAGCGGCATCGCCCCGAAGGAAGGATTGACGATGAACAGCCAGAGTTTCTCCCGGCACGCCTTACCCTTCCCCTGAGCCGCGGAACCGAACTGGTCCCACTTGCACGCCAGGCAGGAGTCGGCTTGCTTCATCGGCGAGTTCGCATCCGGCGTGATGCAGTCCATCGACTTGCAATCGGGAGCGTTCTTCTCCTTGGGGTTATACGCTCCCCTGAACCAAGCCCGGTTCGTGAAGTGAGCGATGACGAACCCGTACAGACCATCCTCACCAGGGATCGTCTCGCCCGAAGGCATCACGAATTCCTCCGCACCGTGGTTGAGGGCGATGAACGGCAACTTGCCCGGCCCCTCGTCGGGAAGGTCGCCGGCTTCGGCGAGAAATGCTTTCTCAGCCTCGCTCATGGCGTTCGGCGCCACGAGCGACGTCGGCGGGATGAGTGCGGGAAGCGTAGCGATGGGTCCATCGTCATTGTCGGGAGACGGGGGCGGATTCTTCTTCGTAGCCATGATCGATTCTCCTTGGGTCAGTGAAACAGTGTGACAGTGTATTGGGCGTGAGGGAATATTATACAAATCCGATAACGCCGTCAAGAGTTATTCGGAGATTTTTTCCGCTAGTCCATGACGGCTTCGAGCTCGTCCTCTTCGCGGACGAGGTCGAACAGGTTCGGTATGTTCTGGTTCGCCTCGGCCATCTTGCAATAGCGAACGCCGTCCTTCCAGTAGCCGGTGTTAAGTTCGCAAGCCTGCCCGATGCGGCCTAGTTTGATCGCACAATAAGGAACGGTCATCAGGCCGCCGAACGGATCGAACACGGTCTCCCCCTTCATCGAGAATTGCACGATGAGCCGATCTACGATATCAAACTGGAGCGGGCACAGGTGCATGACGTTCCCCCGCCTCTCTTGCTCCATGTTCAGCGTCCGCATGCGTGCGATGTCGGTCCATACGTCCGGATGCCAGCTATGCGGCGGCATCACCATGAACGTCGCCGGGAGCCTGCCATCGCGGTCCATGACTTCGCAATTCTCGACGTGGTGATTGTGATCGTGAATGCAGTTGAGCGACTCATCCCGCCACTTCTGAAAGATCTTCGCGTGCGGCAAGTTATGAAGTTCGTCGAACGACAGCAAGCGATTGCCGCCCGATCGAGCGAACCCGTGAGCGTCCAGTTGCCACTTGCTGCGGGAGTATCCCGTACCGACGATGGGCTTATTCCAGTTCGTATCGGAGTCAAACGGCTGAGCCTCGCCGCTGTCGTCGCAGAGCGGCTTGTCTTTGACGATCATCTCGTCGGCGTAGCCGTTGCTCCGATCCGTCGGAGGTTTGCGAAATAGCAGCACGTACTCCGGCACTCCGCACCCCATTCGCGAACCGTCCTTGCATTGCTCGGTCCAGCCTAGGCGATACGTCTGGTTGTTCTCTCGAACAACGTCCGTTACCACCGTCTTCATGCCAAGGAACGCGAACCCGTGCCGCTGATAGTGATAGATCGCCTCGGCATGAAACGGGTGCAACGTCTGGAAACCAAGCCCACTAACGCCACCGGGAACGATCCGATCCTTGACGTGCACGGCGAAGACTCGACCGGGAGCGAGCACGCGGAGAAGGTTCGGCGCCAGGAAGTCCATCTGCTCCCAGAAGTGGGCGTTAGACTCCGTGTGCCCGAGATCATTGTAGGACGGCGAATATTCGTACTGGAACGAGAACGGTATCGACGTGACGATCAGGTGGACGCTGTTGTCCGGCATCGTTTCGGAGTCGCCGCATTCAACGATGGAGTCGTTGTTGACGAGGCGGAATCGCTCGCCGCTCGCTTCCTTGCGTTCGCAGCCGATGGTACGCCGCATCGTCTCCTCGACGTTGATCGACGCCAGGCCGTGCTCGCGGATGATCTCGGACATGACGCCGAGTTGCTTCTTGTGGGAGTCCCACTTGCCCTCGAGGATCTTTCGCACCGACTGCTCGGCTTCGGTGTAGATCGCGTGCACTTCGACAGGGTTCATCTGCATAAATCGAAGAACGCGATGAACCCCTTGAATCCAATCGGCGAATTTGAACGCAATCCCGACGAAGATCATCTCGCAGCATTGTTGGAGATTTGGGCCACTTCCGTACATCGACAATTTTGATAAAAAGACGATTGTCTCCTTGTTTCTCCACTGATCCATCAGCGTTTCTCGTTCGTTGATGCCACTTGATCCGCGAAGAGAACTGCAACTGATGCCGCGTTCTTCGAACGCCTTCTCGATGGCGTCTTGCTCGTCGTTCAGTTCGCACCAGACGATTATTTGCTTGCCGTTGCGGTCTTTCTTCCGCTTGCCCAGATATTCCTCCGCAATCTCCAGCATCTTCGCGATGCGATCATCCATCGATTGCCGTTTCTCGTGGGCGGCTTCGGACAGGCCCAGGACCGGATCAAGGAACATACGCCCCTGCCCATCGCGAGTCGGCGGTACATCGGTTATCTTCGAAGGAATCTCGTGCCAGTTCATCGTCATCGGCGGGAGTTCGTAACCCGTGTCTGGATAGCCCAGGTCGGACGGCGTCCGCAAGAAGATCGCCCATGACGACACCCACAGCCAGAACTCCTTCGCCCGGTGCGGGTGGAGTGTGAGCTTGTCGGCCTTGGTGGAATCCCGCTTGAAGAAGACCGTCTTGCCTTGCCCAACATCCATCACCCCCAGGAATGCGGAGTAAGCGAGGAGTTCGATGTACTCATTCGGATCGGGAGTCGCCGTCGCCACGAAGCGATAGATCGACGTCCCCTCGAAGTGCTTCATGAGTTCGCGGAAGGTCTTCGTCCCGCCGAAACCACGGCAGATTGCGGCTTCATCTAGTGACACCACAACGAACCCCGTCGGGTTCAGTTTACCTTCCCGCACGCTCTCGTAGTTGGTGATGTAGAGGTCATCGCCCGCGATCTCCTCATTCGATTTGACGAAGCGAAGCTTGATGCCGAGCATCTTGGCATCACGCATGAATTCGCCGCGAACGCCGAGGGGGCAAACGATGAGCCCGCGTCCGCCGAGGTGTTTCAGGATGATGCGGCAAATCTCAAGCTGCATGATCGTCTTGCCAAGCCCGAAGCTCGCGAAGATGGCCCGCTGCCCGCCGGCGATGGCCCAGCGGACGATGTCGCGCTGGTGAGGCTTCAGGATCGGGTTGATCTCGGAGTCCTCGACCTCGATGCCGGACTTCTTCGCCAGTTGCATCTTGGCTCGCAGGAACGCCATGTATTTATCGTCGATTGCTTGCATTCTAGAGCATCTCCCCAGGGTCTCGGAGCATCATTTCCAGTTGGGCGTCTTTCTCGTCGAGACGTTCGTCAACGCGAACATCCACGGAGTTCTGACAGATCAGCTTGATTACGGACACCGTCTTTTCGCTGCCGAGACGATGGCAGCGATCCTGTGATTGCTTCCAACAGTCAAGCCGGAAATTCCGCGAGTAGTAAATTTCGGTATCGCACACCTGCAAGCCGTTGACGCCAGTCCCACCAGCTCCCGCCGTGCCGATAAACCATCGGGCATCCCCCTTGCGAAAAGCCTCGATGTTGTCGCTGCGTTCCTTATCAGGCGTCTGCCCCGTCAGCATGACGGCGTCGCCGCCATATTCGTCCGCGAACCACTTCGCGAGAAAGTTCGCCTCCTCGACGAACGCGGCCCATATCACAACCTGCTTGAAGCCTACCTCATCCATCACGTCGCGGATCGCAGACAGTTTGCACTTGCTCGGGAGCTCGTGCATCACTCCGGCATCGTCAGGAACGAAGCCGCCGACGACCTGGAGCAAACGGAGTTGCTCGGAGAGTACATTCCGCACTGTTAACTGGCCTTCGTTCTTGAGGCTCACAAGGCGAGCAACAGCGTCCTTACGGAGTTCGCGATAGACCCTCGCCTGCTCGCCTTCCATCTCGACGTAACGCGATGATATGACCTTCTCCGGCAGGTCGAGAGCCTCGGCTTTCGTAATTCGACTGGTGACGCTGCCGATATAACCGTGTAACTCTTCGACGTTGCGATACCCGGCTATCTTGAACGGTCCCGATTCGCCAACGCGAGCTTTGAAGCAATATCTCGCCTCGAAAGCCGTCTTCGTCGCAATGGGCAACAACCCAGGTTTGACGGCCGCGAGAACTCCCTGCCAATCCTCCAAACCGTTCGGCGCCGGCGTTCCGGACAACGCCCATACGCAGGTAGCCTTCTCACTCAATCGCTGGACGCACTTCGACACTTGAGCCGTGAAGTTCTTTACCTTCTGCACTTCGTCGATGATGATCGCATACCAGTCGATCTCGCTGAACGATTCATCCATCGACAGGACCGTCTCGTATCCAGCGACCTTGATCGGCGTGCTGTCCGCGAGCTTCTTCTTCTTTTGGTTCATCGTGCCAACGACCATGACGCAATCGAGCCCGGCGTGTTCTCGCAACTGGTCACGCCACCCAGGAACGACAGACTTCGGGCAGATAACGAGGATATTGCGAGGCTCTGCCATCAGTGTCCGCAATCGATTGCAGAGCGGCATTGATTTCCCGGTCCCCTGTTCGTCGGCGAACAACCAACGGTCTTCCGTCAACGACCTGGCGAAGTTCTCCCGCTGGTGATCGTATGGCTCCGTTTTGAACTCATACCCGTTGATGATCGACCTATCGACAGGCGTTCGCGGAGATGCCTTCTTCGTCTGATCCTCGACCACCTTGCGGACATCTGGATCGAGCATCGCCGGAATCAGGCCGCAAACGTCGAGCGTCATCAAGACGACGTCGGGCATGATCGGGAACGTCCAGTACTGGAACTTCCCGTTCGCAAAGTGCGGCTTGCTCCCAGGGATCGCTCTGAATCGATCAACGAGGATCGGGCTGTAACCGCTGACGACCTTCAGGCTGTCACCGTCGAGAGATATGTTGCATTTCATCCTTGCACCTCGCCCGCCGAACAAGCCTTATCGACGATGGCTTTGCTTGTGGCAAACGCATCACGCAACCCCTTGCCATACCCATCGCAGAACCCCTGCTTGAACGCAAGCCGGAACGACTCTTCGTTCAGCGGCGTCAGGAGCGAGCCGAGTTGCCGCTTGAACGCGAGCCACGCCACGGCGGAATCTTCGCGGAGTTGGAATGGATCACCCACTGATAGCCCCCATCAATTCGAGTTTCGCTAGCACGGTCGCCGGATCGCGTGAAACAATCGTCCGACCGCCGCCGCGTTCAATTTCTTCCATCGTCGCCGTTTGAATCTTGCTGACGACGCCAGTTTGAGTTTTGGTTTCGACGTACAGCGTCTTTCCATGACGAAGTCTAAATCCGACAGACTCAAGATAAGTGTCGCCTTCAAATTGAATCAGTAGGTCCGGAATGCCTCGCCGAAAACGATCCGATATCTTGAATAAAAAAGCGTTCGGATACTTCGCCTTGACCGCCTTGATTATGGCCCGGACGATAGCAGATTCTTTCATCTTCGCACCTTGAAAACAATCGGATGCTCGCCAGGCGGCAACAGCACCCATTCGAGTTTCTTCTTGAGTTGATGCCCCAGCGACAGGCATACCTCGCGGTCACCCAGAGCCTTCAGCCGCCACTCGCGGATATCCGAGCTGTCTCGCAACCACAGCGACCACTCGTTGCGATGCTGTTCGGGGATGACGTCGCAGGTCATGGCTTTTTCCTCTTGCGTCCGTTGCACCGTGCTTGCTTCTGCTTCGTCCGCCGCAAGGCCGCCCACAGCGACCCCGGCTTGACCTCCATGCTCGCGGCCACGTCCTTGAGCTTCTCCCCCTTCGCCAGCTGCTTGCGAGCGACGCCGATCATGGCGTCCGTGATCGTCTGCGGCTTGCCCGCCGCTTCAGGCTCGAACGCGGCCGCGTCTTCCCGCCTGACGAACTTTCTCCCCCAGCGATTGTGCGACCGCAAGCCCTTCGTCAACCAGCGGTATACCGTGGTGAGCGTCACATCGCGGATGGCGGCAACCTCCTCGACGGTGAGCAGGTTGCCGACTTCCTCTTTCGCCAGTAATCGGTTTGCAGTAGTCATGGTTTAGTAGTCTACCGGCGATGCCAGAAATAATCAAGACTCTTCTTTCCAATAAATCACGAACATAGTGCTTTGGTCGTCACCAAGTCTGACGTAGCAGCACGTGTATTCGTTGACGGAAACCAACTGTTCTGGCCCAAGAGAGTTAGCAAATGACAATGCTTTTTGAACGACTTCAAGATAAGACAATCGTCGTTTGTCTTTAATCTTCTTCTTGATAATCTTTGGATTCCAGAACGACCCATCGTTGATTTCAATTTCTCTCTCGATGACTTCGAATTCGTAGGGATATTGAAACGTCTTCCTATTGATGTTCATGCGATCTTCTCCCTGAGTCCCAGCACCCACGCGAGTGCCTTGTATTCCTTCGTAGTGTCGGCGAACTCCGCCAACGCCGCCTCGATCTCTTTCCGCTTCCGCAGCGGGACCGGCTTCTCCGCCGGAGACTTCGTATGCCCGTTGGTCTCGGCGTGCTGCTCCTTGGCTTCCTTGACGCTGATCTTGCCTTCCTGGATGGCCTTCAGCGTCTTCGCCGGAAGTTCGAGCAGTTTGAGCCGCTGATCGACGGTAGACCTCGACATACCGAGTTGGCGAGCGATCTCGTCCTTATCCTCTCCCATGTTCACGCTCTGCTCGATCACGCGGGCGACTTCCACGACCGATTGCGGCTTGCGAATATTCTCGACGGCCGCCCGGTGCAAGAGCTTCGTCGCGTTCCCCTTGACGAGAAACGCCTGGATAATCGGCTCCTTGGGCTTGCCCAGCAAGCACCAGTTGAACAAGACCGCAAGGCATCGCCTGGCGCCGAACACAAGCCGGAACTTGCCCGTACCGCCCTCGCACACCTCGACAGGCTCCAGCAGTCCTTGCGAGAGGATCGTCGCCGCCAGAGATGCAATCTCCGGGTCGAAGTCCTGGATGAGCTGGACGTACTTGGCCCGCTCGTCGGCGTGATCGCTAACCGCGAGTTCCCACAGCTTCTTCTCGCCCGACATGCAGTCCCAGCCCTGATCCTGGAGCGACGCCGACAGCGGGTTACGGGGGTTCGTGTTACCCGATATGGCCCTGACCTGAATATCGTAAGTCGGGCGAGCGGAGTTCTTCAGCTTGTTGTTTTCTTTTGCACTCATCGGGTTACTCCTTGTTTGTTAAGTTCGCACGTTCTTGAGAAGTTCGCGGGCATCACGCAAAATGTCTTCGAGTTTGGCATCGCTGATAGCCTCGGTGTCCGTATCAACGCACCACCCGATCCCTGCCGCGTACCGCTCGGCCTCGCAGCCGCCTTCGGCGTAGCACACGATGCGGCGGTCGCATGACAACTGGATGATGACTTTCATGCCCACCTCTTGAGCCATTTGCGAATCGCGTCTGGGTCATCCTCTTCCGTCCCATCCTGCCCTTCCTCGATCAGATCGAGTTGGACCTTGGCAAGATGGATCATCTCTTCCGGGTCCGTGGCGTCGTCGCATCCGCCACCGATCAGGCAATCAGGCAGATCGGCGAACATCTGCTCAAATAGGCTCTTTGCTGGTTTCTTCGTCTTCATGATCTTCTCCTTAGTTCAAATCGTTCACTTCATCGCCGCAGCGATGAATATTGACAACCCAGTTGCACACGGCCTTGAACGCTCCGCGAGCGTTCGCGATGTCCTTTGCGGCCTTCTCGCGGAGTCCCGGCGTGCAGTCCGCCGGGGTTCCGCAGTTCTCGATCACGATGGTTTTCGGTTCGTCGTTCATGACGATGCTCCGACGCATTCGGTTTCGGTCGCACCCGTGTCGATCTCCTCAGAAGGCATCGTGCGACCAGCCCGGCAGATCGCTTCGCCGAGAGCGATGACGGCATCGCGGTCCTTCATGTGAATCGAGATGTTTTCGCCGTGGCCGATTTGCAGCCAGAGCGTTGCTTTATCGCTCGGCTGAGGATCGGCAGAGTCAAACACTTGTGCTTTAACGTCATTGACGTTTTCGACGAACGTCGTGTAACTGGTGTACGGCATGATATTTCTCCTGAGAAAAAGAAGGGCGAAAAATTCCCCGTTTTCAAGCCGACTTCACAGCGGGTTAGGGATGCCCGTCGGTTGATTCAGGCCGATTGCGGCCCCGGATCTACTCCGGTGATACCTTGTTTCCAATCCCTGATGGTGTAGAGGTGAGTAATGCCGCTCTTGCGGACTTCCCGTATCCGCTTGATGGTAATGCCCATGCGGGCGGCCAGTTGGCGGATGGTGATTTTGTTGATTCGCATGAGGTTAATGATTTGCTTGCCGTTCATCGTTCATCCCTTTCAGTTAGAGGCACCATTCATCTCGACAGGGGTATCTTATACTAATCCGTGAATGCCGTCAACACTAAATAGAAAATAATTCGCAGATATTTAGAAGACTTTTCCGTTTGCCTTCCCCCACATGGGTTTGCTACGATATCCCCGATGCAAAATAATCCGCCAAACATCCGCGAACCGAACTACGACCGCGGCCTGCCTGTCTATCCGCCCCTGATCCAGGTGTGCCGGGTGACGGCCGTCCTGGTCAGTCCGCCCTCGCGTGGAAGCTCGTCGTCAGGGGCACCGGGAGCCGTCATCTACGCGGCGTTCACGGAGCAGGTCGATCCGCTGACGCTGACGGCCCGCGACCGCGAGGCGTGCCTTGTGGTCGATTTGTCGAGCGTCGGCATGCCTCCCGGCTACTATAACTGCCGGCTCGTCGGCAATTACCTCGGTTTGCCGCTGTATTCGGCGTCTTGTTGCGACAGCGTTCAGGGCGGTCCGTTCGTGTCGCAAAACACGAACAGCATCGGCGCCGGCCAGCCGACGATCACAATCTATGGCGGCGGCTTCGATCTGACGCCTGGCAGCAACGTCGTCAAGCTCTATCAGAATGGCGTCCTCGTGGGGACGACGACGGCAACTACCGTAAACGGGACGGGCACGCAACTGACGATCTTGAATCCAGGCGGATTGACTCCAGGCGTGCCGTTGACAGCGACGGTCATCAGCAGAGGCGTCAGCACGGGCACGCCGATTACCATCGGTAACGTTGTCCCGCAAACGATGGTGACGCTGAATACTGGTAGTCAAGACGTTGGAACCTCGACGCTGACGATCAACGGCAGCGGCTTCGACTGGACGAATCCGGCAAACAATACGGTCACGTTCAACAACGGCGTAACGGGCACCGTGACAGGCGTCAACGCGGCCGGGACGCAACTCACGGTGTCTCTCAGCAGCAACACCATCGGCGATCTTGCCGCCGTCGTCACGTCCTATGGAAGCATCTCTGGATCGCCAGTCGAAGTTGCTCAGATTACTGGCTCCTTGCCCGCATTCACGACGAACACGAACTGGACAGCGACGTACACGGGATTCATCCGCATCGATGCTACCGCCGGGAGCGGCAAATCAACGAAAGGTACTGGATCAGGAGGCGGCGGCGGAGCGGGTGGAGATTTCATTCGCAAAAATGCGTACCCAATAGTAGCAGGCGTAGTTTACGGAATCAAGGTCGGCAATGTCGGAGGAGAGCTAGGCAGCTATTTTCAGGACAACACGAACAACAACGCCATCAATGGTGCTGACGCCGTCGGACCTACGGGCGGCGTTGCTGGCCCCTCTGCATCGTCACTTGGCGACACGGTGAAAGGCGGTGGGAGCGGTGGCAGCGGATCAGCAGCGAGCGGCGGCGGCGGCGGCGGAGAGGCCGCGGATTTGACTTCCAATGGTGCCAATGGAGCCAACGGGACTATTCCCAACGGCGGAGCTGGCGGAACAGGTAATCCCGGTGCGGATGGCGGAGCAGGTGGAATAGTCGGCAGTGTCGGCGTTGCAGGCACAGCCCCCGGTGGAGCCCCTGGGGGCAGCGGCACGGGGCAGGCGTCAGTAACGGCGGCGTCGATTGGCAGCGTGATAATAACCAGAGTGTGACGCATCAGCGACGCAACCCGACCTCCCAGAGGTTGCCGCCGACGCTTCGAACGCTGGTTATGGATTGCCCCGGATTCTTCGTCTTGATGTGGTTGCGAGCGTCTTCTGCTGTGTTCGCAGTGACGACGACGTACTCCGGCTCGTCTTCGCGGATGCACGATGCGACGTGGCATACCATGAAGAAGGACAGGATAACGACGAGAAAAGCGATACCAACTTTACCGACAGAGATCATGGCGACACCATTCTGCGAATGTGACAAGGACGGATTCTGCCCGAGATACCAACGTGATATGCTAGGGCGAAACCACCAGATTTGTCAGGGCGTCAACGTCGATCCCGGCACTGCGGCACAGTTCCGCTTGATCTGGAAGTCAGAGGCGGAGCTGTCCGCCGCACGAATCGGCACCGACATGGCCGGAAAGTTATTCGATCCTCACCGCGTACTTATTTTGAAAAATCGCCAAAATCCCGGCGACGTCCTCGTCATGACCGCCGCGATCTACAGCCTGCACCGCCAGCATCCAGGCCGCTACCTGACCGCGGTGGACGCGCCATACCCGGAGATCTTCGCGAATAATCCCGACGTGATATCGCTGGAGGACGCCGAGGCGATGAACGCCGAACCCGTCGAGATGCACTATCCCGCGATCAATCAGGCAAACGTTCGCGGCATCCACTTCATGCAGGCCTGGTGCGAATTCCTTGGGTGCGCTCTCGGCGTCGATGTTCCGCTCTTGACCAATCGCCCGCACGTCTACCTGGCCGAACACGAGCGAAAGCGGCACAAGGGCAAATACTGGTTGATCTCTTGCGGTGGCAAGAAAGACCTGACGGCGAAGTTCTGGGGCCAATCGAGATATCAAGAGGTAGTTGACTGCTTGCGTGGCAAGGTTATCTTCATGCAGGTCGGAGCGAGTACCGACGAGCATAGCCCACTGATGGGCGTCGTGAACCTGATCGGAGCGACCTCGCTGCGAGAACTGATCGTGCTGGCGTCGCAGGCCGACGGCGTTTTGTGCGGGGTGACATTCCTGCAGCATCTCGCGGCGGCGTTACAGAAGCCGAGTATCGTCATCCTGGGCGGAAGAGAGCCGCAAACGTGGAACACTTACCCGAAGCAACACCTGATGCACGCCATCGGCATGCTGCCATGTTGCGAAGCGGGAGGTTGCTGGAAGTCTCGCGTGGTGCCGCTAGGCGACGGCAAGCCGGAAGATTCGTCGCTGTGCGAGCGGCCGACGCGTGGCATCTGGGGAGAGGCGATGCCCGAGTGCATGACGCTGATATCGCCGGACGAGGTCGTTGCGAAAATAATTCGATATTGCTCTTGACGGATATGTATTCACTTGCGTATTATCTTCTCAGAGCGAAAGTATCCGGCAACCGTGCTAACCCCGACGGTTCGGCACCTTAGGGCTGAGAGTTTATCAAGGTAGCGATTTTCAACCGCGTGTTAGCGGCAGAAATGACCGTAGTTCCTAGGACGCCTTGACGGACTAAACTCGACTGCTCTCGACAAATATCGGGGATTGAACATTGCTGCCACGCCGGTACCTAGCTCTTTTTGGGAGCGGAGAAGTGAAGGTCAAGATCAACAAACTCAAGTGCCTCAGGTGCGGACACCGCTGGACGCCTCGTACGGAAGACGTTCGGACGTGTGCCAAGTGCCGATCCGCATTGTGGGACGTTCCGAGAGTGAAGGCGGTGAAGAGATGAATGAGGTTCCAGAGAAAAGCCTGAAAACATATAAAACAAAACTTGCTTGGTGGGATGAGATCGAGGGAATATGTAACAAGCAAGCGAAGAAAGGGTGGCAACTTGTCGGAGTTTCTGGACGTGCTCCGGTTACGCTGATATTTTGCAAAGACGTTGACAAGGATTACTATGTCAGGAAGAAAAACAAACCATTAACCGCGTAAGGAGAAGTCATGTTAACTATGCTGAAGCGACAAGGACGAGGATGGTGGCAAGGACAATCGGCATCAAGCAAGGAAATTGAGTTGGCAATGGAATGCAAAAAAATTCTTGGATACAGGAAGTTGTTGGACGAGTTGACGAATTATCCATACGGTGGACCGCAAGTCACTGTTGTTGAAAACAGCATAATTTCACACGTCGTGTCCTTACTTGGCGAAATTGGCATCTATCCGTTTATCGGCGAAACGGTGGAAGCGTACAAGAATGAGATGATCAACAAGAACATGAAATGGCGTTGTTTCGATTTTGGTAGCGACACCGTTTCCAGGACCAGGATTCCTGAATTCGTGCTTCAAACGGCCGTAGACGTCACCAAGATGATGAGCAACGACGGCATCAAGTACAAACTCGAAATCGAAATGCTGATAGAAAAAGAAAAGGTGGCTCCAGACCCTTTTCTGGTTTTGGTAGTCGATGGCCCAGAAAGGTACATCCGCTTCTATCTGGAAGTATGGAACGAGCCTGGGTTCAAGCAGCGAAGAGAGGTTTAACATTTAAGGGAGATGCACGATGCGTTTCTTGACATGGCTCTACGGATTGACGCAGTTCTGGCTCGATTTCGTCATCTGCGTTCTGTTTGACGCGTGGGATTGTATATGGCACGGAGACGATAACCCTAGGTATCACCGGGGCAAGTGGACTAGACCCGTGCGGCTGGCGGCCGCTCTACGAGGAAGCGAGTTCTTCCGCGTCTCACGTTGCGACCGTCTACCCGTTGGCATCAAATACGTGTGCCGAGTCTATCTGACGCAAGGGATTACGACGGTCGCTTTTTACGGGGTAGAGCAGCGGTAGCTAGTCAGGCTCATAACCTGAAGGTCGCAGGTCCGATCCCTGCCCCCGTGATTCGTTCGATGTGGCGGAAAAGACGTAACCACGAAGTAAGAGACGCAGGCGACTAGTAGTAGCCTTATGCCGCATAAGGGCTGCGGCTTGGCCGGGGAAACTGATCCGAGAACGCTGCGAAAAGATATAATCACACGCCAAGCATGGGTGCTCGATATCGTAAGAATCGGGGTGTCTTTTTCTAAGCGGATAATCGTGCTGGCCGTGGCTGGTACGTCAAGAAGGACAGGACGAAACCCCATCCTGGGTGACAAACGGAACTCCCAGGCATCGAACGAAAGTTTTTCGGAGAGTAAATCAGTGTCGAAGACGATTTGCATCGCTTTTAATGGCACAAGGGACAACGGCCAATTCCCCGGCGACCAGCTGGTGAGCCTGAAGGCCGCGTACCTGTTCGCCCGAAATTCCGGTTGCGACAAGGTCATCATTGCTCTGAGTCCGACGAACGAAATGCACAGTTGGTGGCAGAAGTTCATCGACGATTTTCACGCAGACGTTGTCTATGACACGTTCGACGCAGGCAACTGGCTCCAGCGTTACGAGGCATGGGACAAGTGGCGGAAAGAGCGAAGCATCGAGGGCCGAAAGTTTGACGTGTACAAGGAACTCTATCGCCGCGACGGTGGCGACGACCGGCGAAACATGCTCGCGGGCGGAGTCGCTCCGATGCTGGAGCGACCGCACATATTCCGCTGGTTTTACACCGGTCAGGAAAGCGTCGAGTTGCCAGCGGTCGGCCTGGACGAGTTCGGCGACGACATGCTCTACCACGAGCGGAAGTCGCCGGAGTTCGACGTCTACATCGCTCCCCATGCGAAATGTCAGGGAAACTACAAGTTCACGTTCGCGTTCTGGGAGCAAGTAGTCTACCAACTAATCAACGCCGGCGTGAGCGTGACCGTAGGCTACAATGGCCAGTTTGCCGAGCATTTGACTGGACACCCGCTGTATCGCAAGTACTGGGGCGACTACAAGCAATTGATCGTCGAGGTCTGCCGGCACAAGTTGGTAGCGTGCGGCAACACCGGTATCGGCTGGGTCGCGGCGGCGACGGGTACGCCGCTTCTGGCGATGCAGCCGGACGATTCAAACATGCCGGACTACCGCTATGAGGTCTGCGGCCTGAAGTCGCTGATCGAGATCGTCGCCGAGCCGGATCACGCATACGTCGCGAAACGGATCATCGAAGAGGTCAATCGCGTGGTGGTGATGACGACTGGTTGCTACGACGTGCTCCATGCTGGCCACGTCAGGCATCTGCAAGCGAGCAAGGCGAGAGGAACAAAGCTCGTCGTCGCTCTGAACTCGGATGCGAGCGTGAAGAGACTCAAGGGTGATAGCCGTCCGGTCGTGCCGCAAGAGCAGCGGGCGTTCGTCTTGAAGGCTCTGCGTTGCGTGGACGACGTGCGAATCTTCGACGGCGATACCGCTGAAGACCTGATCCGCGAGATCAAGCCGGACGTGCTAACGAATGGCTTCGGCCACAAGTATACTGAGATCGTCGGAAAAGAGTTCGTGGAGAGTTACGGCGGACGTGTAGCGATCACGGTCGAGGATGGTGATTACTCGGACCTTAGCACAACTAAGATCATCCCGAAGCTGATTCGCACCCAGGACGTGATGCGAGCGGTGGCCGACGCCGGGCAGTATTCGCTAAATCCATACGGCAAGCTGAAATTGCTGGCGGAAGAGTTCATGAAGGTGCGGGAGTTGCCGGGAGATATGGCCGACGTCGGAGCTTACCGGGGTGGTTGCTCGCTGATCTTACGGCGACTGGCGCCGGACAAGCATCTACACCTGTTTGATACGTGGTCGGGGAATCCGTTCGACGATCCTCTGTGTCACCACAAGCGGGGCGAGTGGAAGGCGGACATCAAGGAGTGCAAGAAGGTCGTCGGCGAGAACGACAAGACGCACTACTGGCAAGGAATTTTTCCGTTGGTTCCAGACGGAATGCTGCCTTGCGACGATACGCCGCCGATATATTTCTGCTTCGTCGTCATCGACCCCGACACCTACCAGACGGTGCAGGACGCGATTGAGTTCTTCTGGCCGAGACTGGTGCCTGGCGGGAAATTGTTCTTTGATGATTACCTTTGGCCGGCCTGCGGGGGCGTTGAAAAGGCCGTCAACGAAGCGTTCACGGCCGAGCAGCGTGTCGAGTATCCGCAACTGCATTCTTGCGTGGTGGTGAAGCGATGATCGACCAACACAAACTAACTGACAAAGATATCGGTCGTCACGTTGTCTATCATCGTGAATTTTGCAAGCGAGAAGTCGGCGTCTTGACGAGTTGGAACGAACATACCGTCTTTGTAAGGTTCAAAGGACCGACTGGCGAAGGATGCGAACCGGAAGACGTCAGTTTTGAAATTCCTCTCGCGGAGACAGCGTAATGGATGCAAGCGTTTATGACGAGGATTATTTCATCAACGGACGAAAGTCCGGGAAGTCGTTGTATGAAAATTACAGATTCTTGCCCGATCTGACAATCCCGATGGTCCGCGACATCATCCGGCATCTCGGCATTCGGCTTAACCACGAGATACTCGACTTCGGAGCGGCGAGGGGCTACACGGTCAAGGCCTTCAGGCAACTCGGCTACCAGTGCTACGGCATCGACGTCAGCGGGTGGGCGGTAGCAAACTGTGATCCGGAAATCGCCGTCGCCATGAAGTGCACGAGCGAGATCCCGAAAGGCATGGACTGGATCATCGCCAAGGACGTCCTGGAGCACGTGCCGAACGTCGCCGACGCCGTGAGCGAGATGCTGGACAAGGCTCGGCTTGGCGTGTTCGCCGTGGTGCCGCTGTCGATGATCGACGGGCAACCTTACGTCGTCGCCGACTACGAGCGAGATGTGACGCACATCCACCGGCTAACGCTGGCGACATGGGCGAGGATGTTCATGAGACCTGGGTGGAGCGTGACGGGGGCGTACATGGTTCCAGGGGTGAAGGCAAACTATGCGGCGTGGGAATGGGGGAACGGGTTCATTACGGCGAGGCGATTATGAGCATTGATGCGATAGTAATAGGCATCCGATTCTACGAGAACGGCGGAGGAAAGATATTGCTCGCAGATAGACCGCCAAAGAAGAAAGGCGAGCAATTTGGATGTGCAGGCCAAGATAGTCTGGAATACACCGATGCCCCTGAGGAAGTGTCTGCAATCAATGGTTGCGAAATTTGGGGCGGCAGCGATACCGTTATGCTTGGTGAGTTTCAAATAGCCAAACGTATTGGGTACACGAAAATCGTTTTCTGCGACAGGGATCACTTCATCCAAGCTGTCGCGAGATATTTTGAGAGAAAGGCGATTTCATGTCGAGTTTAGGCATCGTCTGCAACCTGTACAACGAGTGCAACAGTCTCCCTGGCTGGCTCGAAGCCGCAACGGCGTTCGCCGACGACGTCAGGGTATTGCACGCCGGCCCCGGCGGTGCGAAGTCCGACGACGGCACGATCGAGATCCTCGAGAAGTGGAAAATCCCCATCGAGTACGGCAGCATCGACGAGGGCTTCGGCGTGGTACGCACGCGGGCGATCCGCATGAGTCCGTGTGAGTGGGTAATGGTTCTGGACGCCGACGAGCGATTCCACCAGTTCCTGCCGGTATTGACGTGCAGCGGCGAGAGTACGCCGTCGGCGGAAGTGGATCGGTTGCTGTACGACTACGGCAATCCGAACTACGCCAGGGACAGCGGGCAAGTCGTGCAGGGATACGATGCCGGGATCGACTTCGGAGCGGTGCCGTCGAACTTTGAAAATATGGCGAAGTTGGGGGCGAATCTTAAAGTAACGCAGACTAAGTTCCTTCCTGACGTTGGATCGTGTTTCAACCACGATGATCGATTGAGGAAGATTATCGACGGCCAATTCGACGCAGTGAGGACGATCAGAAGGCACTGGCACGACTTCACATGGCGGCGGCCGACGCAGAACTGGCACACGGACCCTGACTACCAGACTCGCATCGTCCGCAACGTGGATTCGATCTTCTTCGCCCAGGAGCGAAGGATGCACGAGAGCCTGGTCGGAGCGAAGTCGATCTACCAGCCGGACATGACGCATGGGCCGTTCTTTGACCACTATCACCTCGCGTTCAAGCGTATGGAGGCGAGGCAGCGTCAATACGACGTCGCGGTGTACTGCGCGATTGACAAGGGCGAGACGCCGCCGACGTGGGAGGAGTGGAAGAAGCGATGATTATCAAAAACGGAGAGCAGTTGGTCTATCGTACATCTTGCAGTTGTTGCGGATGTCGTGGACCGATAGCTGAATCGGCATCTGGAGCCGAACTCATGGCTAAGGCAATCGGCTGGAGCGAAACAAGCCGGTGCCCAATGTGTCAAGAAATCGAGAGTCAAGTAAAATCAATCGATGCACAAGCAAAAGTCAACAGCGGAACTTGAAGCCGAGATCGAACGGCTGCACGCTTTCATCTTGCGAGTGTCGGAGCGGTTGTTTCTCGCGGCGGAAGTGTTGAGTATCAAGGCGGAGAAGAAAGAAAAGCGAAAGGACACAAACGATGAATTTTCAGGTTGAGTTGCATAACTTCTGCAATTTCAGTTGCGGATATTGCCCTCATCACCAGATGACGAGGAATAAGGAGTTCATGTCGGATGAGGTCTGGGCCGCGATACTGCATCGATACATCGTACCTTACCAGAACATGAATTCGTTCTGCCCGCCGACGTTCATTGGCCACAAAGATTCGGAACCGCTTCTCGACAAGAAACTGACGAGCCGCTTGATGGATTTGTCGGCCGTCTGCCCTGGGATGAACATCGATATCTATTCCAACGGCGTGCTCCTACCGAAGTGGAAAGAACGCGGCCACGACTTCATCGAGTTTCTCGCCAGCCTGCCGAATCGATGCCGCTACCTGATGTCGTTCCATCCATACAACCACGATGGGACCGAGAACGACTACACCGAGACAGTCAAGTATCTTCGCGAGGTTCTCCGCAACCGGCCGCCGAACGTCGAATTTATCACGGTGTCGCACAAGTCAACGGCGGTTTCGGACGCTATCCAGGAATCCTGGCGGAGTGAGTTCGAAGGCTTGCCGATAACGGTACATTCGAACGCTTCGCTCAACCCCTGGACCGGCAGGATCGACGAGCCCGGCACGGTCGAGTTCCACGGCTGCCCCTACGGAGACTTCGGGCACACGTTCTTCGGCGTCACGGGAAATATCATCGCGTGCTGCATGGACCTCGAGGAAGAGATCGTCTTCGGCAACGTGATGACGGACGAGCCGCAAGCGATGGTGGACAGGCTCGCAGCGTTCTACGCCGAGCAGCAGCGGATTGCTTGCGACAAGACGAGGTTGGTTCACGAGGTGTGTCGAGACTGCATGGGCATGGGCAAGCGGACGGATCTGCAACAACTGGGGGTGAAGGTATGAGCGAAAAACCGTACCTCATGCCCATGACGCTGCGAAAGGCGAATGACTTCGTTGCGGAGCATCATCGACACAACGGGCGAACATCTCGCAACGGCGGTAAATGGGCCGTAGGTCTTGCCATTGGGGATTGCGTTCTAGTCGGTGTGGCTATCATCGGCAATCCGCTCTCGGCAACACTCATGGATGGCTGGACGGCCGAAGTTCTTCGTGTTTGCGTTATCGAAGAAGCCCCAAAGGGAAGTTGTTCAATGCTCTACGGGGCTTGCTGGAGAGCGTGGCGGGCTATGGGCGGAAAACGCCTCATCACCTACACTCTCGAAACAGAGAGCGGAGCAAGCCTTCGCGGAGCTGGATGGCGAGTGGTCGGACAAACCAAGCCGGTCAAGGATGGTTGGCGGAAAGACGATCATCTGAACGATTCAAGAACGTATTCCGAAGTTATGGGCAAGGTAAAAAATCGTTGGCAAATGGATTTGTTTACGACGAATGGAGTATCGGAAGAGTGACCAAGATCACCCCCGAAATATACCTCGGCGACGCCCACGACGCCGACCACGGCGACCTGCACGAGTCGAACGTGGGAGCGATCCTCAACGTCGCCCATGACTTGCAGGGTAAGCGTGGTTGGTCAGACGGCCTGATCTACGCACAGTGCGGATTGCAGGACGGCCCCGGCAACCCCATCGGCGTCTATCACGCAGCAATCATGATGCTGCACGCGATGGTCAGAGCGAAACGAGTCACTCTCGTTCACGACCACGACGGCTGCGGGCAAGCGGTCGCGGTCATCGTGATGTACCTGCACGCGACGCGGCGGATGGGGTGGGATCACTGGGTCGAGCACGTGCGCCACGAGGTCGATGAGCCCGAGAAGTGCCTGACGCCGCACGTTGCCCACCGGGACGCGTTCTTGCGGATCAACTGGCGGCTGCTTTCTAGCGTGATGGAGAATTAGCGATGGTCAAAATTCTGGATCACGGATACCTCAAATTCATCGAACATTGGGGGAGCGACGAAAGGATCGTCGAAGCTGCTCGCATGAGCACTGGCAAAGGCTTTCTCGGATGGGAGCCTGGCGTTTGCCCGATCTGCGACGGAACCAAAGTCGTTGATCGAAACGAAGCGTGCTGGGGATGCGAAGGAAAAGGCACAATCGCCGGTGACAAGAACCTCATCAAGCGATTGTGGATCAAGAAGCACGCTACGCCTTTCGAGATGGCAGGAATGGTCATCGAGGCTCAAGCTCCGATCATGGTATTCCGCGAGTGGCATCGGCACCGGACTCAAAGCTACAACGAAATGTCGGCTCGCTACATTCCTCTGCCGAATCTCAACTACGTTCCGACCGTCGAACGCCTGATGATGAACAGCAAGACGAATCGGCAAGCTGGCGTCATGATGGGAGCAAGTGATTTGAACGAAGGTGACGCCGAGAACTACCGAAGCATGCTCGTCAAAATGTGGGACAAACAACAAGAGATGTACCAGCATGCCTTGCAGATCGGCGTTGCCAAGGAGCTTGCCCGTGTCCATCTCGGTGTGGGGCGCTATAGTCGCATGCGAGCATCAGCCAATCTTCGTAACTGGCTTGGATTCTTGACGCTTCGCATGGCGGAAGACGCTCAATGGGAGATCAGGCAGTACGCGAACGCCATTGGCGACCTGGTTGCCAAAATTTACCCGCGAACGTGGGCGTTATTCAAAGGTGAAGCATGAGCGATCCCGTCAACCACCCTGACCACTACGGCGGAGCGGAGAATCCATACGAAGCGATCAAGGTCATCGAGGCGTGGCAATTAGGATTCTGTCTTGGCAACACGGTAAAATACATCGCTCGCGCTGGCAAGAAGACGAATGCCGTCGAAGATCTGAAGAAAGCGGCGTGGTATCTCCAGAGAGAAATCGAGCGATTGGAAAGAGGCTGAATTCATGGCCGCGAAGATCCCCGAAGGCTGGCACAAAGTGACCGGCGGCAAAGTCAAGAAGGGCGACAAGATTCGTTCCGAGAGTACTTTCGTCCCGGCCGACGCTCTTGGATATATCAGCGTCATCACGCACGAGTATGCGTCGGCAGCCGGACATCCGACGGCGTTGTATGAGTGCGTTATTCGCAAAGAAAAAGGAACCAAATGAAGAAGATCGTTCTGGCAATCCCGCATTCGCATACTTTTATGTGGACGCAGACATGCGTTGCATCCCTACTTCGCAATCCTCCAAAAGCCGAAGGATTCGACGTTGCGATTGTGGTCATCGACAATTCGCCGTGGTCCCCGGCGATTCGCGGGATAACCGATACCAGCCTCGTCTGCGAAGGCAAATGGAGCGATAAGCCGTCGCACCTGAAGCCCAATGCCGGATTCGAGAGTTTTTCCGTCATCGAAAACCACAAGTCGAATCGCTTCCACGCGTCGGCCCTCGATTGCGTCGTCGAAGGGACGAATCTTCCTTACGACTTCAAGGATTTCGACTACCTCATGGCCCTGGAGACCGACGTACTCGCCCTGCGTCCGACATGGCTCCAGTGGTTCGTCGATCAGATGCGGCCGACGGACTTCGCGGTCGGGCACTGGCATCATGAGTCGTTTATCAACCCGTCTTGCACGCTGTACCGGGGCGACGTTCTTCGTCTGATGATGGGATGGTGCAAATCAAACGACCAGCCCGACGTGCTTCGCTGGGGTCCGAACTTCGCCAACGTGCAAGACATCGCCGCACGACAGCCCGAGCGAGACTATCGCGACTGGTACAATGACAACGTCGAATGGATCGCCGGCCCATTCGCCGACAAACGTGGCTGGTCAGCTGGGACGCAGTTAAAAGAGCCGCCGAGCGGTCAACTAAAAGGTCCAGGCTGGTACGAACCAGGCCAGATGCTCCACCACTGGGCCGTCGAAGCCGGGTACACTTACACGGTGTGCCAAACGGCAACGACGAAGATCGCCGGGGTCCACGGCGGCGAGATGCCGGTGCAGACGTTCTACGGGGACCACGAAGACTCGATCAGTTATGCCTGTCGTCAGTTATGGTTCGAAGAAATGCAGACGCTGGCCGAAACCGTCCACCTCTGGGGAGGAACGCGGGCCCTCGACATCATCAAGCACGAGGTAACGTGCGGCTTCGTCGGGGCGAACACGCCGTTCTGGCTGGAGCGGGAAGCCCGATTCTGGAAAGCGAGCGTGCCGCCTGACGTCCAGGCGGAGACGCTGGAGCTGATTCGCAAGTACGGGTGGCACTATCGAGGGTGCGGCACGCCGGAAGTCACTGACCGCGACCGCGAGGCGGTGCGGATGGTACAGGAGTGCTATGCTCGCGGGGGAGTGGTAATTTGATGCTCAAGATTCTCTCGCTGGGTGCTGGCGTTCAATCTTCAACCATCTTGCTGATGAGTTGTCGCGGCGACTTGCCCAAGATCGACCACGCGATCTTCGCCGATACCCAGTGGGAGCCGAAAGCCGTCTACAACCACCTGAAGTACCTTGAAGTCGAAGCGGAGTTAGCTGGCATTCCAGTGCATCGCGTGACCGCTGGCGATCTTCGGGCGGATGCTTTGAATTTTGGCACCGAACGCTCTCGATGGGCTTCCATGCCGTTATACATAAGAAATCCGAATGGTTCGGTCGGGGCTGTTACTCGCCAATGCACGAAAGAGTACAAAATCGAACCGATTGAGAAATTCATTCGCCGTGAGTTGCTAGGTCTTAAGCCGAGACAAATCGCTCCTGCCCTTGCGGTGCAACATTGGTTCGGCATCTCGGCCGATGAGGTCTACCGCAATCGGAAGAGCCTGAAACACTGGCAAACGTTCCACTATCCATTGCAAGTTGACGTTACTAGTCCGCGAAAAGATTCTCTGTACGGACGTGGATTTGACCGACAGGACTGCCTGAATTGGATCAACGAAAAAGGCTATCCGGAGCCGCCTCGTTCGGCGTGTATTGGCTGCCCGTTCCATTCCGACGATGAATGGCATCGTCTGAAAATGACTGATCCTGATGGATGGGCGGACGCCGTAGCTTTCGATCTTGAGATTAGATCGAAAGGCGAGAATGAAACACCTCGCAGTTTTAACAAGCGGTTCGTCGGCCTACCATTCCTGCATCGCTCTTGCGTGCCGCTGTCCGAAGTCGTGTTGAAGGTCAAAGAAAAGCAATTCGGCATGGCCGAAGAGTGCTCTGGCCATTGTGGGGTATAGCATGAAATCCATCGCCGAAATCTTCCGAAGTTTCGCCGTGTTCGACGCCTCCGGCCGCCACGTCAACGGATGTGACAAAATGAGCAATCACAACTACGGCGACGCCTACGAGCGAATCTTCGCCGGCCAGCGTGAAAACGTGACACGGATGCTGGAAATTGGCGTAGCGGACGGGAGTAGCCTTCTCGCCTGGGCCGAGATATTCCCAAATGCGAAGATCATCGGGATGGATATCCACTTGGCGGAGAGGGTCCACCGTCACGAGAAGATCGAATTCCACATGGGCGACCAGCGGAGTCAAGAAGACTGCCAGCGAGTCGCACAAGGCCGCCAGCGAGTCGCACAAGGCCGCCAGTTCGACGTCATCGTTGAAGACGCCCTGCACGAGTTGGACGCGACGCTCTTGACGCTGTTCTGGCTGTGGTCGGCGGTCAAGCCGGGAGGTCTGTACATCGTCGAGGAGTGGGCGAACATCGGCGGGTGTCGGGAGAATATCGTCGCTTTGTTTCCCAATGCCGAAGTGATTGATACGCAGGGTCCGTTCGGCGGGATCGAGCCATTGACGGTTTTCAGGAAGAAGCCATGAGACAATCGGTTGGGCAAGAAGTGGCCGACTGTACTTTCTCTGGAAAGATGCCTTTACCGTCACGAAAGAAAGCGAAGCAGTTAGCGAAAAGACAAGGCAGGATTCACGGCAAGAAATACAAGATATACCGATGCCCGCACTGCGATGACTGGCATCTAGCCACGAAAGCGAAACCATAATGCACGTCGTATTCTTCGATCTGGAAACAGGCGGCCTCGACTGGCGTGTCCACCCGATCATCCAGATCGCGGCGATAGCGGTCGATGGCGACCTGAACGCCGTTGAACACTTCGAGCGAAAGTTGAAGTTCGCGGAGAACGTGTGCGACAAGCAAGCGTTGGAAGGCAACCACTATGATCCGGCGGTGTGGGCGAAAGAAGCCGTCGAACCGAAACGATGCGTAACCGATTTCAGCGTCTTCCTCTCGAAGCACGCTGACATTGTGCGAATTTCGCAGAAGTCGCAGAACCCGTACAACGTCGCTCAGATGGCTGGCCACAACGCTGCCTCGTTCGACTTCGCATTCCTGAAAGAGCTGTATCGCCAGCACAACGCGTTCTTGCCCGCGAGCTATCGCGTACTCGACACGCTGCAGCGTTCAGCGTGGTTCTTTCAGGAGCGATTAGGAGAGAGCGGCAGCGTACCCGAATCGCTAAAGCTCGGAGAGTTGGCAACGTACTTCGGCGTAAAGCTTGAGAACGCCCACGACGCCCTGGCAGACGTGAAAGCGACGATTGCGGTGTATCGCAAGATGATCGGAGTTGACTGATGTATCCGCAAACTGACGATGATCTTCTTTATCTGCGTGAGAAGTTACTCGCGGCGCCGTTCGTCCCCTACGCCTTCGGCGGCGAGGACAAGAACATCGCCGCGTTCCGCTCGAAGGCTGACCTGATCGCGTGGTATTGCCAGCCTCCGGGCGTTGACGGCGAGCCGTACCGGGATCGCGGCTTCTACACGCGGGAGCTGGCGATGTTGTCGCGGATCATCAAGCCATTACGCATCGTTGAATTTGGCACGTCGCTCGGCATTGGCACCTGCATGCTGAATTGGCTTAATCCCGAAGCAGCGATGATAACTATCGATTGCGATTATCACACGTTCATGCCCGGAGATATTCGCGTGATGATGGGACATCTTGCCATTTACGAAGCTATCCCGCATGTGTTTTATGTAATGAAGTCTTGGGAATATCAGCGTGAGCTAGTTGACCTCTGCTTCATCGACGCCGACCATTCCTACGCCGCCGTCATCAAGGACAGCGAGACAGCGTGGCTAAACCGCTCGCGTGAGCGTTCCTGGGCGATCGCCTGGCACGATCACAACATCAGGCACGTCGGCGTAATGAAAGCGGTCGGCGAGTTCTGTGCTAGCAAGGGCATCGAGCTGCAGTCGCGGCCGGACAGCGATACCGTTTGGGTTTGGGGGAATCTGCCATGAACAAAGAACAAAAGGAAAAACTTGAAAAGACACTCAGCGCCGCCAACGAACTGACGCAGCGAATCGCTCGGCTTGAAGAGGCGATTTTGAACGTGACCGGAAAGCAAAAAAACGGCAGACCGACGACTCATATTTGCATACCGCTCTCCGAAGAAGGCATATTCGGCTATACCACGGACGACAAGACGCAAGGATTCTGCCGCATCTGTTGGCGAGACAGCGAACAAGGAATTATCGACGAACTTCGCTCTGCCGTCGTCGATATCTTGCAAAATCGCCTCGACAAAGCGAAAGAGGAATACAACGCCCTATGACAACATACCCCCACGAATTTCGCCTACTGGATTACAACGGCACGCCCATCGAGGTCTGCGGCCTGTGTGCTCAGCGGAAAGACATGCCGACGCTGAGCGAGGATTGCGCCGTGGCTAAGACGAAGGCACAAGCCCTTGCGAATACGCCCCCATTGCCGCCCGCCGTGCCGATTACCCACGCGGACGAAGGCAGTTTGGTTTCGGACCCGATTAGGTTCCTGTCGTCGCTCACGGTGGAATCGGCTAAGATGCAGGTAGCAAAGCTCGAAGGCGAACTGGCGATGTGGCGAGTGCTGCTCGCGGCGGTGGAAGCGAGGGAGCAACCAGAACGTCGCAAAGTCGGCAAGCATTCCGACGAAGAACGCGTCAAAGAAAATAACGCCGACCCGCTTCCTCACAACAATCTTCGTGCGGAGTTCTGAAAATGGTTGCTCTCAACGACACCTTCACCTCAACCGGCCACAAGTTCTTCGCTCACCAGGAGGCGATGCAGAACCTCAAGAACGGCAAAGGTCAGCCCGTAGTTACGCACGTCATGCTTACGGACGTCTGCAACCACACTTGTGCGTTCTGCTCCGTGCAGGCGAGAGCCGGAGACTCGCTCGCGTTCGACGACGTGATGGCATACCTCGACATTCTTCAAAAGCATTCGCTGCGGGCGGTCATTTTGTCCGGCGGCGGCAATCCGATCCTGTACAAGTGCAAGAAGACGGGCAAGAACTTCAACGATGTGGTCGATGCGATTCACGCGAGGGGATTGGAGATCGGGCTCATCACGAACGGGATGCCATTACAAAGCGTTCACCCACATTTGGGACAAAACGTAACAGTTAACGCGGATGGTAGTGGGGTTGTTGAAAACAAATATGGTTGTCCACGAAAAACATGGAAAGGAATAAGAGTTTCGACCCTCGATAAACTTACCTGGATCAGGATCAGCATGGCCGGCCTGGACCACGAGGAGAACGAAGTCTACGTCCCCGATATCGATCCGAGCAAGACGACGCTTGGGTTTAGCTACGTCGCTCATGACATTTACACCGAGCCGGCTGATCCGCATCACGGCAAAGTATCGACGGTGTCGGACATCATTACTCTGGACCGAACGAACTTGGAGACGCGGCACTTTGAGGACAGGATTGGTGAGCTGATCGACCAAATCACGCACTACGTTGACAAATACAAACCTCGCTATGTTCGAATGCTCCCGAATTGTTTGGAGCCGTCATTAATCCCGCAGCGTTGCGAACAACTTCAAAGCATGGCCGACCTTATCAATTATCGGACGCGATATAATGCGGCCTTCGTCCAGCAAAAGCCCCCTGCCGCTCCGAAAGCATGCTACCTGGGCTACATTCACCCGGTACTCAACTGCGACGGCTACGTCTATCCTTGCGACTCCTGCGTCCTCAACGAAGCCGCTGACCACTCTTTTTCGAAGCCGTGGCGTGTGTGCCACTGGAGCGAGATCGCCAGCATCTACGAAAAGCCAGTGCGAAGCCTGATCGCGGACCCCGCGAAGCTATGCCCCGGCTGCGTCTTCACGCGGTCGAACGAGATCCTCGGCAGCGTCGTGGACGGCACGGCCGACCTGACGCCGCCGAGCGTTCAGCCGGAACACGTCAATTTTGTGTGAGATTCCCTATTGACTTTTGACGTAGAGGAATATACCATATCTTCCATGATCGACTTCGGACTAAAGTCCCAGACGGCAAAGCTCATGCTCGCACGGTTGACGCCGCGAGAGCTTCAAGTCGTGGAGTTATTCGCCATGGGCCACACCCGAAGCGAGATCGCCGAATCGCTTGAGATGAAAGCCAGGACGGTACAGGTTCATCTGGACAGCGTCCGCACCAAGTGGGGCGATGTGGAATCCCACGGTATCCCGCGAATCTGGTTCTGTGCCAAGATGAACGAAGGAGTATGAGCGATGCTGCCGATGAGCGAAGGCGAGAAAACTACTTATGTTGGCATTGCTGGTCAATTCAAAGCAGCGATTGATGCCCAGGGTAGTCCGTGGAACTTCTTCATCAAGACGGGTCCGGAAGATCAGGTTATGTTCTTGACACAAGACAGCGAACAAAATTGGGTTGTTTTCCCGTCATCCACGGTCATGCGGCAAGTTGCCGATCTCTTGCTTGAGCAAGCTACCAAATGGGATAACGGCGAACTGCCGAAGATGAAAGGAAAAGACGATGTTCCCGCCTGATACGCAAGTGCAGTTCTGGTTGCAGTGGTTTGTCTCAAGAGACGCTGGTCGGCACAGTTTTGACCAGTGGTTCCAGGCCGACGATGGCAGCAAGGTCGCAACCGATGGTCGAATGGCCGTGTCCACGAAGGACGAAACGGAAGTTGCACCGTTCGTCTTTGACTACAAAGCCAGTCCGCAGAAGTCGATTCCTGAGATGCTAGCGGCACCGGCCAAGAAGACAATGACGTTGCCGCATGACGACATGGTCAAGCGATTTGGCACATTTGAGATGATTCGTTGCGGATGCAACGACGGCCAAATGAAGCACGATTGCGATTGCAAATTCTGCACGACTTCGCAAGAAGAATGCGACACCTGCGAAGGAACTGGGTGGAAGACGAAGCAAGAGGCTCGCCACGTCGCTTGCTGGGGCATGCCATTTGACGCCAACTGCGTCGCGTACCTGATCGAGCACGCTCCCGCTGCGGAGTCGTACATAGTCGAAATCGTCAAGTACAAGTCGAATAACCTCATCCGAATCAAGACCGAACGGTGGTCTTTCGTTCTGACCGAGATGACAAAGAACGTCCTGACCGAATACCCATGTCCCGAAGTGATGGAGAACTACACGCCATGCGCATCTTGATTACCGGAGTGAGCGGATTTATCGGTTCTCACTTCTCCAAGCACGTCCTCGCACAGTCGAAAGACGTGCAGGTGATCGGCTTCGGTCGCAACTCCGACCAGCTGAATCACTCCCGATTAATGATGATCCCGATGACCGACCTGGAGCGGCTTCATCTGGTCTACGGCGACCTCTGCGACCAGAACGCCATGAGCGGAATCTGCGAGGGCGTGGACGTCGTCGTGAATTTCGCTGCGAAGACGTTCGTTGACCACTCGATCAAGGACGATTTGCCATTCTTGCGGTCGAACATCGAAGGTGCCCGCAACCTCATGAACGACGCCATGCGGTACAAGGTCAAGCGTTTCGTACAAATCAGCACGGACGAAGTCTACGGGCAGATTCTCACCGGATCGTACAAGGAAACGGCTCAGACCGCACCAAGGAACCCCTACGCGTGGAGCAAGGAAGCGGCGGACAGCTACGGACTGATGCTGCACCGGATGCACGGGTTCCCGATCATCGTAACCCGGACCGAGAATAACTTCGGCGGATGGCAGCATCGGCAGAAGGCGATACCGACGTTCGTCCGGGCGGCGTTGGCGAATGAGCCGCTGCCCGTATACGGGGATGGGTTGCACGTGCGTTGCTGGTTGCACGTGGAAGAGCACTGCCGGGCCATACATCATCTTTTGTGTAAGTCTTTATTCTTGAAAGACTACATCGGCGAAGTCTTCCACATCGCCGGCGAGGAAGAACTGACGAACCTCGACCTGGCCGGCATCATTCTGAAGACGCTGGGCAAGCCGCTAGACATGATCCGCCACGTGGACGATCACAACGTCAGGCCGGGGCATGATCGGCGGTACGCCCTCGATTGCTCGAAGCTCAGGGCGACAGGGTTCCAGGTCAAGCAGGATTTGCAGACGAAGCTCGCGGAGACGGTGCGATGGTACGCCGAGAATCGGGGGTGGATGCGATGATTTTTCCAGATGAACATATGAGCGACAACGATAAAATAACCGCTGAAGAGGTTTGGAGGATTTTTTTCGTTGAATATTTCAAAGAAAGACCGATTAGCGAAGGCACCAAAGAGATATTTCGACAGGTTTTTTTGTCCGGCATAGCCGGCGGGTTAGGGATGGCGGCTTTTACAAAAGCATCTGGAGATCCATGCCGATGAAACTTTTATACTTCGCGATCTCAGGACTTAGCTTTACGATTTCTTGCGTATGCTGGTTGTCTGGAGATTTTGAAGCTTCTGTGTTTTTTATTCTACAAGCGATATTCTTTCGCATCAACGGATTTGTGCCGGAGATCGTGGAGAAAAAGCCATGATGCAGTGGCAGCGACGACGAATCGAAAAAAGATGCCCTGTTTGTCGTATGCACATGAAGCGATGTTCGTATTCAATTAGGGATGGTGGTTGCGGTCACTGGTGGGATAGAGGAATAGAAATTGGCGGAGATCGTTTTTGCGCCGATGATTATGGAACTTCTTTGTGTCTCAACTCTGTTTTGGAGGAATTGCAATGGTGTCTGCGAATAAGAACGATGGAAAACTGGCTGATTTCGTCACTCAAACAAATGATGAGGGATATGGTCTCACCGGCGCTCAAATCGCAGCGGCTTACAAGGCTGCACTATCAGATTTTGTCCTCAGAAAGACAAATCGCTCGTCTATCGCAGAAGTTTCCAAACTCCTTTGCGGAGCTCTTCAAGCTCGCAAGCAACAACTCGCAGAGCAAAATGACAGCAGCAGTCATCGAATCGAAAATTATTTCTGATGAAGAAATATCTTTTAAGCACACTTACGGTATCTTTTGATGACTCCAATCGCCGTCCTCATCAAATTGCACCACGGTTACGGCCTCGGCGACGCCGTCCAGATGACCAGCGTGATCCGTCACGTCGCCAAGAACCGCCCGGACTGGATCATCGACTACGTCGCGGACCGCGGGCGGCATTCGGCGATGCACGGCCTCGTCCGCAACGCCTTCGCCTACGACGATTCGCCGCCGTGCTCGCACTACGACCGCGAGATCGATATCCACCTCTACGACACCTTCGCCGCGTGGCCCGACCGGCCGAACACGCGAGTGACGCAATGTCTGCATGAGCGGTTCGGGATGGCGTGGGATAAGGAACTGGCGGGATACGTCATCAACGTCACTGAAGAATCTAGGGCTTCTGCCTTTGCGTTTATGCTGACTGTTAAAGGGCATTGGGAGAAAACTCAAAAGAATTTTCCGGTCGTTTGTATCCAATACCAAGGCGACAGCTCCGCCGAGCGTAAGAACCTCACGCACGATCATGCGTTGGGCATCTGCCAGCACGTCATCGCTCTCGGACGCGTACCTCTTCTGATCGACTGGCGAAACAAGAGCCCTCTCACTGACATCGGGGCAGGAATCCACACCACGGGCAGGCTCGGCACGTCGCTCCAGTGGGGAGCCGACGCTCAGATGAACGCCGCGATCATCAGCCAGTGCGAAGCCTACGTCGGCATCGATAGCGGCCCTGGGAAGTGTGCGAGCGCGACCGAAACGCCGGCGCTGATCTGCTGGACCGGGCACCATCCGGCGTTGTTCCACGATCCCTGCCCGAACACGACGCACCTTGTCCCGGCGGACCACCGGGAGATGCCGCTGTTGCAAGGGAATCGGGCGGTGGCGGACTTCTTCGAGGAGAATTATAACTGGCGTGTTTACGACGCAACTGATCGAAGCATTCGCTCGCTCGCCTCGGTCACCATTGAAGAAATACCGTACTACCAGACTGGCGGCCACATGAATCGACGCATCGTCGGCAATCTGGTCGATGAAGTCAAGACGTGGCTCACGGAGACGCTGAAATGACCAATAAAGATCGTAATAGACTTTGTCGTTCTTGTTTAGATCAAATCGCAACCGAATTCTATGCGATTGACAATGGCAAAAAAGTTAAGCGAGGGCTTTGCCGATCCTGTTATGAGCGAGCCGTTAAAAATCCGAATGATATGAAGTTCGGCGGAATCAAAGAAGGTCCGACAATCAACCGACGCGGAGCAGAAGAGAAAGGCAGAAAACAACGAGATATGAAAGCGATTGGTGGAACACCAATTGACGAGGAGAGAGACCAATGACCAACCCCGCACGCCGCCTGATCGAACTGGATACCGCGAAGAGGCTCAGGATCGCCGTTGTTGGCGATGCAATGACGGACGTCTACATCCACGGGCAACTCGGCGAGTGCCAGGAGGATTGTTACAAGTTCGTGGAGGAGAGCCGCATCGAGGTTCCGGGCGGAGCGGCGAACGCATTGAGAAGCTTGGATGGATGGCAAGCGACTCTCGTCGAATTGTTTCCGTATACCGATTTGCCGATCAAAACGAGATTTGTCGTCAATGGCAAGTACATGTTTCGTCACGATTCTGATAGACAAGACGACCCCGATATCTTCACTGGTGACCGCGAAGCTTGCATGTTCGCTCTTATCGAACATCCGGTTGACGGAATCCTCATCAGCGACTACGACAAGGGCTTCTTGACGCCAGAGTTCATCCGGCAGATCATCGACCTGGCGAACGAGCGGCATATCCCCGTGGTCGCCGACGCGAAGCGGGAACCGTCGTTGTACGAAGGAGCAACGATCAAATGCAACTTCGCCTACGCTTGTAAGTTTCAAGTCAGCGGCCACTGCCAACGGGCGCACGTCATCACCAACGGGGCGAAGTGTCCTCACGTCGTCCTGAAATCGAATTGGGACCAGCGTGAATGGATTGTTGCCAAAGAGATGACGCCGGTCGTTTGCCGGAATCACGTTGGAGCCGGCGACTGCTTCTCCGCTCACTTGACGCTGGCGTTAGCCCACGGATTTACACTCGAAGACGCCGCGGCAGTCGCCCACTCGGCGGGTCGGGTTTATGTCCAGCATGAACACAATCGGCCGCCGTTGCCAGAAGAGATCGCGGCTGATATGGAGGCAGCATGACCTCACAAGAATGGGCAACCTGCGTCGATCCCGCCGCGATGTGGGCGGTGGTACGGGATCGAGCGACGGAACGGCAGTGCCAATTTTTCGTGGAGGCGTGCCGAGCGGAAGGCGAACGCATCGACCCTGGACACTGGACTTGGAATCACGTCCCGCCGATGGTGTGGAAGGATATAGCGGCGGATTGGGCAGGCTTACCGAGCGATCCGGTTGGAGCTTGCAAGGTTCCTCTCACCTACCGCGCTGACCTGCTGCGAGAGGTATTCGGCGATCCGTTCAAAAAAATGCTGGAAGGTTTGCCTTGGGTCGAAGGCGTTGTGGCAGGTGACACCAGCGATTGCATTTTCATCGACCCCGCATGGTTCACCTGGAACGATGGCACCGTGGCGAAGTTGGCGGCGGCGGTGGCTGGTGTCGTTTCGCAAAAATGTCGGCATTGTTTTGGCGATCCTGATTCTGTTGTCTATTGCAAGTATTGCCGTGGAACATCGCAATCAACGGATGACATTTGCCAACTTTGTAGCTACGGACTCGGCGAAGCTGTGCTGGCTGAACGAACTCGATGCGAAGAATGCGTCAATGGATACATTGCCGAGCAAGGAGATTGGGACTTGTCAAAAATCCCGATTCTCGCCGACGCCCTTGAGGAGGCCGGTTGCCGCGACGAGACGCTGCTGCGGCATCTGCGCGGGGAGGAAGTGTGCCCGTGGTGTCACAAAGGCTGGGTACGAAACAATGAGACTGGTATGGCAATGTGCGACCATTGCAACGGCACCGGCATCAGCCGCGTCGAGCATCATCCTGGGTGTCACGTGGTCGATATGCTCTTGCCAGAGGAGATGAAGCGATGAACACTCGCGAAGCCTTCGAAGCCGCTCTTGACGAAGACCCATCCGACCAGGTGACGCGGGCCATCTACGCCGACTGGCTGGGCCAATGGGCAAAAAACAAGCCTACTCTCGAAACACTTCAGGCAGATGACCTCGCATGATCTGCGTTCGCCAGCCCTCGCGAGCGTTGTCACGAAAGTCTTGCCGCCAGCACACACAATCGACCTGACTACCGGCATAGAACGGCAAAACGCCGGCGTAGGTCCGATTCAGGTAGCCGCTCGTCCTCGAATAGATGTCGTCAAAGTATTGCGAGACCCGCTCGGCCGCGATCGCGTTCGCCGTCGCCACGTCCGCCGCAAGCGGGTTGCCGTCGATATCGTACCTGATCGGAAAGTCGTCGTGGAGGAAATGAACACCTTGAGCTCCGGTAAAGAACGCTGGAGCCGAGACGCTGACGGGATAGATCCCAGCCGTCGACCACTGGAGCGAATCACGCCTGACAGTCTCCTCCGTGCCGTAATACTGGTTCACGCGGCGAAAGTAGACGACGACCGTACCAGGCACGCGGCCACTGCCGCTATCGATCCAGTTGAGATCGTCCTCGATGAGACCGGCGTACTTCGTCGCCAGAGCGTCAAAAACGAGGTCATCGGCGCCCAGCGACACAATCCCGTAAGGCGATGCCTGCGTCAGGTCGCACGAGACGCCGAGCCCTACGTGTTCGAGCATACTGCACAGAGCGTTCCACGCACTGACGCCGGGTAGATTCCAGTTCGTCGGGGTTCCGCTAGGCGTCGTCGGCAGACCTGGATACATCCCCAAGAACGAAGCCATTTGCCCCCAGAGGTTACCGATCATTCCTGACCACGTCCATGGTGTGCCAGCGTTGAGCGAGTTCGCGTAGTACAGCGTCGGATAGGCCGGAGCGAGCACGTTGTAATAGACGTTCGCGGGGTACTGGAACCACTCGTTCGCGAGGATGCCTTGCTGGTCGGTCAATTCGACGAGGTAGACCGCTCCGGGATCATCGATCAATCCAGTCGTCACGCAGCGAGCCTGCACGATAGACAGATTCGTGAACGTCAGACCGGAATTCGTGTTGACATCGGCGAGGTTGAGCGTGAACGCATTGCCGTAACCCCTGACCTTGTCGTATCGGCTGCGTGTAAGGAGAATCCAGCCACGGACTGAATTCTGCCCGACAGGGACGTAGAGGCTATTGGCATAGTCGAGTTCAGGGATAGCGTCGCGGCGAAACCTCTGACGAAAGCGGCGAGCGTCGCGAGGATCGGTCAGAGGAACTTGGATTTTTGCCGTCCCAAAGGTGTTAACTGGCATCAGTAGTCCTCGTCATCTAGCAGCAACAACAAGGCAACGCCGATCTCCGCTGCGTGTTGGCGACTGGGGGCCGAAGCATCCTGAAACCAGCGGTCGAACTCCTCGCGTTCTTCCTTGGTCCGCTGGCGTTTGGCCGACGATTCCGGCACGAACGCAGCCGGTCCGAGAATTTCCATCAGCGTTGCAGGTGTCAATCTGGTCGATGACGGAACTACTGGAGAATTCGCGGTGACGTACGCCGGCGCTGTCTTGCTGTTGCTGCCCGCGGCGTTGGTCGCCGTCAGCAACACCGTGTATGACCCCGCCACCGCGTAGGTGTGCGACGGGTTCTGCGCCGTGCTGGTGCTGCCGTCTCCGAAGTTCCACGTCCACGATGTCGGAGTGTTGGTTGATAGATCGGTGAACACCACGGACAACGGAGCGAGGCCGGACAACGGCGTGCCGCTGAAGTCGGCGACCGGCGGCGTGACCGGTGCGCCCTGCGCATAGCCCCGGCGAACCACCAGCGGGATTGCCCCATGAGGACCGTATCCCCTGGCCGGTATCGTGAAAATGCTCATGCTCGATCAGCCCCGGTCGGATTGGTGGCGTCGTTCAACGTGACCACGAACGCGGTAGTGCTGTTGTCCAACTTCTGCACGGTGTAACTGGTGCCGCTGATGACGAAGTCCATCAGGTATTGCTGGATCGCGTACAACGCCTGTATTGGCGTCGGTTGCGTCGTATTAGCCGCATAGCTCTCGGTCATCGCCGTGGTGCCCTTAGCGAAGTTGTAGGCAGAGGTCAGCGTCATGGCGTCGCCGGCCTGCGCCGCCGTCTTCGCTGGATCATAGGCAGACGTGAGCGAGAATCCTGTCTTGTCGCTGACCGTTACCGCTGGCGTAGCGGCGTTGAGGCTGGTCTTCTGCGTCGAGGTGAAATCCAATGCCGACGCAAACGAGAAACTAGACGAGTTCATCGCGTATGCCCCGCCGCTGATCTGCGTCTGCGACACGTCATTGAAACCCGTGATGTTGGTTGTCTTCGCCAGCGTTAGCGGCGTGGACGTAGCGTTGAGATCCTTTCCGCTGCCGTTCTTGCTGAACGTGACGCCGTTACCGTTGCCGCCCGTCGATGAGCAGACGAATCCGTCCCCGCTGCTGCTGGTGAACGTCACGCCGCCGTTGGCTGCAACCGCTCCGGTCAGCGTGGTCGTGCCGCTGACTATGAGGTTATTGGTGATCGTGCAATGGTCGTTGGTGCCCGCGATGAATATGCCACCGCTCGCTCCCGGTACGGCCCCATTGATTCGCAGGTCGTTGCTTCCGCTGGTCCCCGTGATAGCCCCGCTGAACGTCGTGGCGTTGGTGATCGTCAAGGCGTTGAATGTCGTGGTCCCAGTCGTGGCGAACGTCGATTGGAACGCGACTGCACCGCTAAACGTGACGGTCGTTGCCGACAGTGCCGCAAGGGAGGTTGAAGTAGTAACCGCGAAGGTAGATTGGAACGCAACCGCACCGGATGCCGTGATTGTAGTGCAGGACAGCGCGCCCGTAGTGAACCCAGACATCGTGGTTGCCGCATTGCTTCCAGCGATGAGGAATCCACCAGAAGCACCGCCAGCGATGGTGAATGCCGCTGGCACCGTCTGGAGGTTGAGAATCGGAATAACGCGAATACCAGACGTGCTGCTCTTGCCGCTGATGTTGATGCTGTTGAAATTAGTCTCGCCTTGCGTGGCGGCGATGGTGTACGTGCCGGGGCTGTTGGTGGCGTCGTCCTCGGACGGGTGGCCGCTGCCAGTGGAGAACACCGTCACGCCACCGTTGTCGCCGTTGTAGTACAGCGTAATATTCGAGGCGTCCCCGGTCTTCGGCAAGTTGGTCGCCGTGTCGATAGCCAGCACGGTTATGTGTTGCGAGCCTACGTTTTTTTGCATGAGTTATTGCCCACCTATTCCTTGACTGCCGTAATACCACCACGGAGATAATACGCTCGGTGGTGCGCCGCCAGCTTTGAACGTCGCAATAGCTGCAACTGTTGCAACAGCGACAGGATAACTCCACGTCGGATTCTCCGCAGTCGCCGTTGTCTGCACCAAATAAGCCATGCCGCCGCTGATTGAGTTGCCAGTCGGCGTGAACTGATCCGTAATTGTAAAACCACTGTCAATCGAATAACTGGTTTCTGCTATTTGGTAATTACCAACTCCGGTCACAACCAATTCATTATCGACAGATGGTGTAACGCTACCTGGCTGTAATGTCGCCCCTGTTCCAGCACCGCCATTCTGCTGATCGAATGGACTGCTCGTAGAACCTGACCACGCCTCCACGTACAACGAGCCAAATTGTGTCGCCCCTGTTGATGAAAATGTGTGACTTGCCGAAGTAGAAGGTGACTGGCAATAAAAGAATGTACCCCTCGAAACACTGGAATCAACGTGGTCGGTTAGAGCTGTCCAGGTATTGCCAGCGCTGTCCGATACGGTCGGACGCCCCACCCCGCTGTAGCTCAGCAGCCACAACACGATCAGGGTAGCCCCGGTCGTGTCGATGGACGGAGTGGTAAAACTACCGCTATCCGGCGACTGGGCTGCCGTATGTGCTATGAGTCCATACGCCATGAATCACCCGAAAAAACTGATGAGCGGCTGCGCCCACCAATCGCCTAGCCTGTTCGCGCCGGTCGCATCAGGATGAACCCCGTCGCCGCCAGGAGGGTTTGCGACGAAATCGCTATACGCCTGCGTATCGCCAATCCGGATCGTCGTACCGTTGGCGATGGCTGCCAACGACGCCTGGTATTGGACAATGAACGGCGTCGGAGTCCCAGCATCCCATCCAGCCGGTATGGGATAATTCAGCCAGCAACGCATCCCGGCGTTCACGATATAGTTGGCAATCGATTGCATGTTGCTCTGGTATGTCGTCGCCGCCACATCGAACGGAGACTTGCTATCATTGGCCCCGAGCGTCACCAGCACGTCCGTAACGCCAGCGGCAGCAAAATCAGCAAGCTGGACCGGAAATCCACCAGCAAAACCTCCAGACGATTGCCCGTTGGCACCCCTGTTTGTGATTGTAACTGCTCTGCCTAATGCTGTCGAAATCGCTACGCCGCACCGTTCAGCCGGACCTTGACCGTGGTTTAGATAGGTTGCGGCAGTGATGGAATCGCCAAGAAACCCGATAGAAATAGGAGGTCGCGACGTGGCAACGTCCCCGTTAGCGTCTGTGGTGATAGCGATGTATAAACACGGGTCAACCAGCACGCCAGACACGCCAGCCACAGGCGAACCAACTGCCTGTAAGCCACTGACTGCGGAACGGTATAGCTGCGTCGAGTATGGAGCCACGCCACCGTTGATGCCGGTGAAATCGAAACTCACGCTGCCTGCTGTGGCGAACGGTCCCGACAGTACCGGGGCTGAAAGCTGGGCTTGTTGGTAGGTGATTACGCAGGTTGCCGACAAAGAATCGGTCGCGTCCGTGACGGTGACTGTAGCCGACCCCGCGCCGGTCGCAGGTGGCGTGTAGACGAACGCGGTCCCGCTCGTCGGCGAGGTTGTCGAGATGGCTCCTGCTCCATCCAGAGATGCCGACAGCGTGGCCGATGAGTTCCGCAGCATTGCCGTGATCGGTAGCGTGTTTACGGCATCAGTCGCGGTCCCGGTCGATGGAATAACCGTGAGCGACGGCTGACCTGGCGGGCCTGTTGATACCGTGAAAGTCGAGATTGCTGCCGCTACGCCTTGGTTCAGGCCGGCGAAATTCCACGTCGGGTTTACAGGCGCTGCCGCCTCTTGGAAGAGGAATGCAAGCGATACCCCCGTGAACAAGACTTCCAGCGGATCGGTGATGCTGAATCCAGAATCAACGGTCGGCGTACCACTGCCAGGGCCAGCAAGTGCCGTCACGATCAGTTCGCCATTGTTACTCGTCGTCACGGGTCCAGGCTGAAGTGTGGCAGCCCCGTTGTTGTACAGTCCGAAGCCGTTCTGTTGGCCTAACGGATCGCTGTCAACTTCGCCGATATCGAAAGCGGCCACGGCGAGCGAGTTGCCAAACGGCGCGATCGAAAACGTGTGGCCAGGTCCGCACGTCGCATTCCAGCATCGCCAGATCGTGATAGTCGCGGCTGGCCCTCCATCGCCGTGATAGGATTCCCCCTCGTACCAAGTGTTGCCGTAGGAGTCCGTAGGGATTCCATCGCCGGTAACTTGCAGACGTGCCACCGCCGCGACGAGAAAATTAGCGCCCGTGGTGTCGATGGGTTGGCTTGTCGAGCCAGTGGTTATGTGCGTGATCGGAGGCATCTTATTCCTTCTGCGTCAGGTCCAGGGAGCGATCATCGATTATGCTTCTTTGAACGTGGTTTTTGACCCATCCGCGTGAGTGGCCTCGATCACACGTTTCTTACGTTCTGGAATCTTGATTTCCGGGATATCGATCTTCGGAATCTCTATCTTGAGATTGCCGAGTTTCTCCACCAGTGACTCGATGACTGCATCTCGTTTTGCCAGGCTCGCCAACGTCTCGCTGAGCAATTGACTGCTCGCCGCATTTTGCTCCTGAACCGCGTTAGCAAGCTTCTCGACCGCTGCAGCGAGTGCTGCAATGTCTTCCGATCGAGTCTTCTCCATCGAGAACTTGACGAAACTCGGCTCGGGCTGCTTCGTTCGTTCTGCGATGATGACGCCGAGAGCCTTCATCAACGCTGGATCGATTTTCGTTCCGTTTCCATTCATGGCAACGCCCCTCGAATTTGCTCAAGGTACTCCGCCTCTCGCTCATTCTCTGTCTTGCTGTCTGTTTTTCCGCCGCGTAATTGCTGCAAATATTCTACGCAACGCTCGTCTTCCGTCTTGTCGATGATAGGCTTTTTCATGCGAACCTTCGTCACGGAGAGTTTCGCATCCGGGCCGCGTGGCTTGTACTCATCGTCCAAATCTTCGGCGTCAACGACTTCGAGCGAACCATCTCCGGCGATGCCGATCCGCCATCGTTCTTCGCCATTGTCCGCGAGTGCCTTATTGCATGTGCGAACTGTCTCGGTCCAGACGCGATCGATCTCGTCCTGGTCAGCATCGTCGCCGACAGCTGATTCAACCTCGCTCTCGATATCGTCGAAGTAGTCGCCTTCGATGGCATCTCGCTCCGATTGATCCTCAGCTTCGGTCTTCTCGTCGTGATCTTCCCTCTCCGCGTCAACGGACTCAGTGTATTCGGTCGCCGCCTCTTGCATCTCCGTCTGTAAGTCAGCAATCGCCTCGTACAGAACGTCAACGTCTTGCTGGTTCGCCGCTTCGTCAACGGCGCCCGTCGCTTGCCACATCTTCTCCTTGAAGTCATCCTCACCGGCGAAGTCCAACTCGTCGCCGTGCGTCAGCCGCAGGTGCTTGCTCACCGCATCGAAGAACTCAAGCACGTGTCCCTCGACTCGTTCGCGAATTGCCTCGATCTTCTCTTCCTTGTCCTCTTCGGGCAACGCCTCATCGCCGATCAAATCCTCGATCTCGTCCCGCTCATGGTCGAGGTGACGAGAAGCGTAAGCGTGATACTTCTGGGTAAACTCGCGGTCGTTGCCCTGAATCGCTGGGTTCACATCACCCGGCGTATAGATGACCGTCTTATCCTGACTGTCTTCCAGAAGTTCGCCCGTCTTGAACTTCTTGTACATGTGCGTCTTGGAGTCGTTGATCGGAGCCTTTTCCTCCTTCGTCGCCTTCGCGATCACGTCTTCCGGAATCCACTGGCCACCCGGATAGAACTCGCCGCCGATGGTCACTCCGCCCACGGGCGAATGCACCTGGGCAAACATGGCGTTGACCCCCATCGCGAAGCCCATCGAAAACAATCGACCTTGCTCACGCTTCACCTGGAAGAATTCGTTCGTGTCCGCTTCGAGGCTCTCGCCGTGAATCTCGCGTTTCTTATGCTTGACCTTCGCGGGTTTCTTCTTCGGTTTTTCGTCATCATCGGCGAAGAGGCTATCGGATGGATTGCCAATTGACGCAAGCATTTTTCGTTCGACATCACGCATCACAGATGATTTGTCTTTACGGTCAAAACCAAATTCCTCGGCTATCTCGCGTGGCGACATCGTATTCAGTCGCTCTGGGTCGGTCAAACCAAGTGGCTTTAGGAGTTCTTTTGACGCTTCGCGAAATGCCGCGGTTGCTTCGGTCTCTGTAAAAATGTGGGCTATCTTGGCATTCGGTACAATAACTTCAGAGCCGGGACCGTCGATACTCTCGCCATCCAATGCAATAATCACTGGATCGCTGCCTGCTTCTTTAATAGGATCGGTGTAGTTTTCTCCCGTCACGGATTCTTTCACTCCAAGAAGCATGTCTTCAAGGGCATTGCTAAAGTTAGCGTGTCCGCTCGTTCCAGGCATTAGTTCGTCGGCATCAGTCCACATATTAGCTGACTTTTTCGGCAGTGGCTTTTTAGCATCGTGAATCCTGAAAGCAGTGGCTTCACCGGTGTCGGCGAAGCTTTTCGCAGCATCTCGATTTAAGGTGAGACTTTTGTGTAACTTTACTTTCGTCTTCGTCCGCCACGAATGCTTCTCATCCAGAGGCTCGACGTGGTCACTGGCGAAGCCCGGCGTGCCTTCGAGTTTGACCCGATTGCTGCCGTCCTCGCCCTTCACGATCTCGCCGACTCGCCCGTGCGTGTTCGCGTCCAGGCTGACGACCTTCGCACCCTTCGGCAGAGCGGCGAAGCCCTTGGCGTCTGCGGCGTGTTGTTCGGGGTCAGTCAGAACGTCCGCCTCGGCGACGCCTTCAGCACGCTCCAACGCCTGCTCTCGCTTCTTGCCGTGTAACTTCCGCTTGGCGTGATCGTCAACGATGTGCGATGCGATCTTGTCGGCGTCTCCAGAGACGTGGCCTTCGTCTGTGTCGATGCGGAATTCGTCGTCTGTCTTCTTATAAAGTCCAGTGTAATTATCCTCAACGAATTCGCCTTTCGCGTTCACCATCAGCATGACGGTGCTGCGTTCATCGTTGCCAAGTTTCATCGGATGATCTAATTTAACGCTGACTTGACCGAAATTCCCACCGGCAGTGTCGTTTTCAATGCTGGTGATTTTGCCGACGAAATCAGATTCCCCCAATCCAGGAACGGAATAACGTCCATGAACTTGCTGGCCTTTCGTCAGCTTTCGAGGTTTCCAATCGCGTTCTTTTTTGGGGACAACGTGTCGAACGGGCAATCCCCCAACGTGGTGCAGTTCACCGTGCGGGATCGCCCCGACCTGTTTTGCGAATCGCCCGTGGTCGTCGCGGTTCACGTCCTCTTCCTTGAAGCCGATCGAGAACGGCACGGCGTCTTCGTATTCGGCTTTTTTCTTCTTGCCCTTGCCGCTGTGTCTTCGCGACTCCGACTTCTCGCCGTGCTCGTTCAGGTAGTCGAACGCCAGTTGATAAGCGTCCTCTGCGGCCAGCGATTCCGGGTTGCCATCCTTCAAGTAATCGAGCAACTTTTCTTGCTTCTCGGCGTCATCGCCTACGAGCAAGTGCGGGAATCGCCCCGATAGTTCGCGGGTCATCGTGTCGAAACCGGGGATATGCGTATGGTCGCCAGTCTCGCTCAGTTGCTTGTGATGGATCGGCACGCCCATCTTGCTCGCGTGCGTGCGTGCATCGTTCAGCATCGACTTGATATCGTTCACATTCTCATCGTGATGAGCCTTCATCTCGTCCGCGAGTTGATGCAACTGGCTCGGCTTCAGGCCGACCTTGCGTGCTCGCTTGCCCCAAACCGCTCGCTGGTAGCTTTTCTCCTGTGCGTTCTCATCACGCGAAATGCTCGCGTTGAGCCTGCCGATCTTCTTCTTGTCCGTACTCTTGTCGGCCTTCAACTCGCCTAGTTTCTTGTGTTGCTCGCTCTCTTCGGGAAACTCTTTCAAGTTGTCGAGTTTGCGGCCCGTCAGTCGCGGATTGCCCTTCGTGATGCGGCCATTCTCGACGTACACAGGACTGCCGCCGTGCCGTTCGCCGTCTTCACCCTTGCTACCACCGATGGTGATCCAGTGGCCAGCCTCTTTCACGGCGAACATAGCCCCGAAATCGAAGTCCATCGGCTGCATCGACAACTGCACCGAGAGCGGCATGCCCGCTATGCTTCGCTGGAATCCCGCTGGCGGCCTGAACGGCGGCATCGGCACGAATGCCCTGTCCGCAGGCTCCACGCCCGTTCGTAACCACTCGACGGCCTCACTGATGCCCTTGCTCGCAGCCATGCGGACTGTCATGGGAATCCAGGAGCACCTATCGCAAAAGTCCCATGGTGGCCTAAAGGTAAGGAATACCGGGTCATCGATCCGATAGATGTTAGTCCCCTGGATACCGCACGTCATCAATGCAAGATGATTGTGCCTCACGCGGTCATCATCGATCGCCTCGTACGCCGCGTAGGGGAAACCGCTCCGCACGAAGGGATGCTGCAGTACCGTCATCTGCCCGTCGCTGAACGCGGTCTGCACGTTGGTGCGAAACACCGTCTCGAGGTGAGCGGGCGAGAGGAACGTGCCTTCGTCCACAACCGATAGAACTTTCTCCCGGAACGCCTGCAAGTCTGTGCCATCGGCGACGTTCTCCGCGAGGGCGTCTCTGATCTTCGCCAGCGTCTCAGTTGACTCCACGTTCGCGACCGTGAACGCCTTCGCCCGGGCCGCGTTGTCGAGGGCATCGAACTGGGCCCGCGTCATCACGTTGCGGTCCGCGAGCGAACGTGCTGCCTCGTCGATGATCGGGAAGTGCACCGGCTCGGCCGAACCAGACGCCGGCGGACGCGGGGTAAAAGGTCCAGGCGGGACGATACCTCCGTGCCTTCGAGCGGCGAGACCTTGCTTGACGAAGGCTTGCTGGTCAGCCGGCAGGGCGTAGACCGCCGAGTCTCGCTCGGCGATTGGCAGGGCTTCGAGCCTGTCGAGGAGTTCGACGGCCTTGATAGGTTCGAGCGTCGCCGGCGGCGGTACGGCGCCGGGGAAAGCGGGCACGGTCGGGATGTTCTTGGCGACTTCTCTGGCACCTTCGAGGAGCGAAGCCAGCTGCGTCGTCGTCAACAGGTCGGCGAGTTTCGTCCGATAGGTGTGGATGAAGGATGTGAGGGCTTGCCACATCTGGGATTGGTCGCCGGTCTGGAGCGACTTCTCCAGGTCACGCCTCGCACTCGCGGAGATCTGCTTGGCGACGGTGATGCTGCGATTGAGGATGCCCTGGGCCCTTCTGTTATGAATGTCGTGGGCGAAGAAGGCGTCTAACGAAAACTTGTCATCCTCAATCGCCAACTTCGCAGAGATCCCGTCTCGAATCTTCTGAACGAGTTTCGCAGCGAGTTTCTTCTGATCTTCTGACAGCAATGCCACGTGAGCATCAGCGTTGACAAGATATTCTTCCGACCTTCGCTTAGCCTCTGCGACAGCAGCCTCGAACGCCTTGCTGCCTTCGGGGTGAGCACCGGCAACCGATGAGAACTTCGACTCGTAGATGCAAAAATAATCAAAGTCGGCAGCAGCATCTTCGGCCTGCGAAATCGCTTTCTTGGCACGACCGATCCGCACCGAACGTGGAGCGTCATCTGATGGCAAAGGAACAGGCTTCGAAGGCTTTTCGTGCAAGAGACGTTCAACCGACTCAGCTAAGCGGCCACGATGGTATCGCTCTAATGATGCATTCGCTACTTCTTGCTTGGCATGCAGCTTCGGAAACTTCTCTTTAATCTCGTCCGATTTCATGCCGCGAGAAGCAATTCGTTCTTCGTTCGTAATCCCGTCGTCACTCGCGAACTCAACCGGGTGGGCTTTCCGCATCGCGGCTACTGCCTCGACGAATCGACCGCTCTTCTCATCGTGCATTCGTCCGCCATCATCCTCAATCGCCAACTCCACCGACGCGGGCAGGCTCTCGTATGCCAAATTTGCGACAATCACCGCTTCCTCAACGTCGACGCATTCCGGCAGCGCACGACGGAACAAGACCGCCCAGCGATCTGCAGCGTGCTTGCTTTCCAGGAGTGTTGCGGGTTCGGTCATATCTCAATTACCGTCCAGCTTCTTGCGGAGTTAATGATCGTTGTTCGCCCACGTTGACGCAAGCCTCTTGCTTCGTGAATGTGGCCACACGTCACGATTTTCGGCTGAATTCTGTCAATAGCTTCCAGCGTCGCCATTGAGCCTGCAAGAAATCCCGAATTCGTCCGGTCGAGGATGCCGAATGGTGGAGCATGGCAAACGAGGAAATTGATATTCGGCGGAATCAACGAACACTTTTCAACGAACGGCTCTTTATCGAGGTTGAACGCCAGCCGATCAAACGTCGGAATCCACGGCATACCCCAGAAATTCCACCCGCCAAAGACGCTCTGCGAATCACAGAGATATTCCAGATTCGACAGCGTCGGCGGACCATAACGCTCAATTGCTGTGTCGTGATTGCCACCGATCATAATAACGTGGCCAGCCTTCGACGCCCAATCCGAGAACGGACCGCGAAGCCAGTCACGCCAATGACCATCAGACAAATCCGGACGCCATCGATCATTGACGTAAGCCGGGCCGCCAGTGATATCTCCCGACAAAACAACGAGGTCGCACGGTGGAATCTCCGGCAACTCTCCGTGTTGATCGCTGAGAATAGCCACTTTCATGCTCACGCCGCCCTCACAATCTTGCGTGCCAGCTCGCGGACACGGTCCGTCACCAGACCGTGCGAGAACATCGCCTGATTCGGGTTGTCCATCCTCGCTGTCGGCTCCTGCCGCTGCACCGCGTTCTGCGGCTGTTGCGGCTGTTGCGGCTGACCGGGTTGGGCTTGCCCCTGCGGATTCGCGTTCGGCTTCTGCCCTTCGCCTTGCGCCTGTTTGGTCCGGGTCTTGATGAGGCTCTTGACCATCACGTTGAACTTAACTTCGCCGAAGTTCATTCGCACCAACGGCCGCAATACCTGCTCGATGAACAGCCGCAAGATCGCGTCCGCGATCTGCTGCTGGTTCGACAGGAACGCCTCCAGTGGGATTCGCCGGCCGCTGTAACCGCTCCCTGACTCAGCCGCTTCGAGCAATTCCGGCGGGACGCCGATGCCCTGCGTGATCTGGTCGTAGAGATGATCTAGGTACGTTACCAGCTTATCGAGCTGATCCGCGAGACCCTGCAAAATCTCAAGGCTGTACTTGTACTCACCCTTGGCGTCGCGGACGTTGGGCAAACCGATTCCGGCCCCTGCCTTCGCTTGCTCGATAATCTGCCGGATGATGTCGCGGGCGAACCTTCGCGGGTTGCCTTGACTGTCCAGCGTCGTGTTCGGCGCCCCTGGGCTCGGACCTTGCAAGTCATCTCCAGGAAATCGTCCCACAACCCAACCGACGCCGCCTCGATACGCAGCCATGTCGAGCGTACTTTCTGCTCCGTCTTTCCATGCCGCTCGACGCCATGGCCGCCACGCCCCGACCATCTGGCTCTGGCCGTAGAACGTGTTGTATCGCGGGTTGTGGGCATACCACAGACCCTTCGCCGGGATCGCTTCGCCCGCCATGTAGAGGTCGAGGTTCTTGCCGCCCATCACATTCTTCACGCGGATGCCGACCGGCTCGAAGTCCTGTGTCAAGAGGTAGGTATCCCGTGGCGAGAAGTGATAGAGTTTCTCCCATTTCATCACGCCGTCGTCTTCGTCGTAGACGTTCTCCGCTCCGCACCAGCCGTATTCGTACGCAGATTGAAGGTGCGGAACGCCTCGATCCCAGAACCGCTCGCATTGTTCCTTGATGAAGCGGCCGACCTGATCGTTCTCCGGGCAAATCGGCAAGCCCTTGTCGGCTTCGGGCGTGTCCTCTGGAACGTCGGGGTTCGGTCCGCCCCAAAACTCCGCCCCGGCGATACCACCCTTGAAATAGCCCAACGCCTGACGCACGACGGGGTGCGTCAGCATGAACTCAAGATCTTGACGCAACCACATCAGGGGCAAGCCGTCTTGCCCGTACATGCCAACGATCGCAAGACTCGGCTTGTAGCCCTTGGACAGTTGCTCTTCGAGCATGGCGAGGTAGTCCGGCTGAGCCTCGCCGTTGATGGGAGATTCTTCGTGGGCATCGATCAGGAGTCCGGAGGGACGCTGGTACATCAGATTGGTTCCGAAACAGTCTTGTTCGCTTTTTCCGGATGAGGCTCGGTCATCACTTCCGGAATGTAAGCCGTCATGAACTCCGTACCGGAGTCGCTGGCCTTCTGCATGTCAAGAACTTCGTCATTACGCCGAAGCGTCAACTTCTTCGGCGTACCGTCTGAATACCATTCTTCGACGGTAAAAAGAGCGTGAACCATACGCATCTTTCGCCGTCCATTGCCAATTGGACTGACGAAAATCAAGTCAGGGAGTTCGCCTTTCTTTGCCATGATTATGATCCTGCAACTCCCGCTCCAGAGGCGACGCCACTCTGTAGATTCCCGACGGGGTTGTTCGTCTGGGCGTTGTCGTCGGGTTGACTGATCGGAGCCTGGATTCCACCCGTTGGGTACGGCGAATCCGCTGCGATATGCTGAGCCAGGTTCGGCGGCGGCAATTGCTGCGACCTGGGCGGCACAGCGACAGTGTACCACAACTCCCATTCAGCGTACCAGAGAATCACGCCTGAATAATTTCCCGCAATCTTGTTGTACGCCCACTGCGGGTTATTGTCATGCGGGATCGCCGACACGCCCCCAACCAACTTCAGCCCAGGAATCGGCACTTGCTCGCCGACCCGCATCGCTTCGCCCTTCATGCAGAATCGGTACTGCGAATGAGCCATTCTCTGCACGACATCGGCGAATTGATCGACGGATTTCGTGTTGACACCTTTGCCCGTAATTTTGTCGATATTCGTGTCGGTGATCATGCAACTCGCGAGCGTGTCCGGAGCCGTATTGAACTGCGGCAGCGTCCGATGCGTGACGATGCCAGAATCGAGGACGCAGTAGATCGTGTTTTCGTAGTGGACCCACGTTGCGTTGCCGCCAGGTGTCGGCAGCAAGACGCCTTTTTCGAGCGTATTCCCGTAAGGGTCGAAGTCGGAAACGCCCGCTTGAAATTGGGAGTTCTTCGCAATCCCTTGTGCGATGTTCTCGTCCTGAAAGATAGCGAACGCCATCATCCACCCCCGCCGAAATCGACGATCACATCCTGCGAAGCGTCAAGGCGATTCTCCGTCCACGAGGTCCAACCGGAGATGTTGCGGATCGACGTCGCCCAGAGGTTGCCGTTGCCTTCGGGCAGTTTACGCCACAAACCGGACGCCACGAGGATGCTGGCAAACGTCGTGATGAGCCGCCAGCTTGCCGTAAACGTCACCGTCTTTGAATCGAGGTAAACCCCTTCATCGATGCTGAAGTCGATCAACCACGCCCGCCGCTGCTCTACAGCCGGAGCGACAGACTGTTGGACTGCCTGGTTTGCCCCCAAGATCAGCGGCAACCAGCTAAGCGGCAAGATATTGGCAAGAATATTGGCCCCAGCCTGTGCCCCAGCCTGTGCCCTAGCCTGTTGAGCCTGGATAGCTGCCGGACCAGGGTTTTGATCGCCATCTGGATCGGTTCCTTGTTGCGAAGATTTCATCCGAAGCCGCAAGAGAGCCAAGAACGCCAACCACGCTGTACGTCTGGCTTTGTCCTTGCGGACGGTGTAAGTCGCTCGCAACGTACAAACCCAATTGCACAGTCCTACGCCAGCCTTCGACGGCTTCACGCTGTAATTCCCCCTCGCAACGGTTACATCAGGCGGCATTCGCATGTACGGGAGTTCTTCTGCCGCGAAGTCCCACTCCATCGTGCGCTTGTCCCGCGAGACGTGGAATTCGCGACGAGTAACGCGGAACCGCTTGAGATCGATGCTATTGCCCACGAGCGTCATGAAACGCTGCCGAAAGTCGTCAACGGTTTGCGTTAACGTGCGTGTGCTTTGCGTCAATCTCGTCAACGCGATTTCCAGCGTCCCCCGAATCGAGAGCGTACTGAATCCAGCATCGTCGTAAGTAACTCCCGTCTCCTCGTTAAATTGCAAGATCGGCAATATCAACCCATTGACGCCGTTGACAGATGGAACTTCGGGAATCCGAGTCTTCACCTGCCATTTGATCTTTGCCGAACGTCCAGCGCCAAGCGGTTGGAAGTCAAGAATTTCAGGGATCGGGCCCCATGCAACATCGCGAACAGTCCCACCTGGAAGATTAACGATGATGTCATTGCCTCTGCCCGTATAAATTAGCACGCCGGCTTGAGCCGTGAGCAATCTTCGCAATGCCGTCATCACAGTAACAAGCGAAGCCGCCGCACCAGCCAGGCCTCCATCGACGGGAAGAGTCGCATAGCCGTCGACCGTGATGGTATACTCCATCAGCTTTGTCGTTCGGCCTGCGTTGTCCTGCACGACTTTACCGCTGACGTTCGACTCGAACAGCGGCGAAAAAATGCAGCCGTTGTAGCTGAGGACGCCGATATCAGGAAGCGGCGATAATCCAGTAGTAAAGTTGAACGACATTGTTATCCCCGCTCCGACGACTGATCGTCGCGAAGTTGCAACCCAGGACCAGCACGCCCCGTGCGAAGATTGATGATCAAATCCGTCGGGTCTTGCACCTCGCGACGATTCGTGTCTTCCATCGTTCCTGCGATCTGATTCGCGACGGTGACCAGCATCGTCAAAGGCACGGCGATTGCCGCCAACGCAGGCTCGATGTCTTCAGCTGATGGCACGATCTTCTCCAGCAAGTCGCCCATCGCCGTGACGATAGGCAGAATCTTCAACAACACCTTGATCTTAATATCTTCAAACTTCTGCTGCAAGTCACTTTGCATCTGGATGTAACGAGCGAGTTCCGGACCCGCTTCTTGCCCGCGACGCATGTCGCCCATCGTCTGCTGGATTTCGGCAATGGCCTGAGCCGATGCGATCTGCGGGCTGTACTCACCGTAGCGTTCGGCTGTGGCGTTGATCGCATTCATCAGCGAGCCGAGTTGCGTCGCCGTTTCGCCCGCGGCCATGCCCAGAGCTCCAATCAGGGGGTTAATATAAAGAAGCTTGTCGCCAACCGACGAAACAGCCCCGCCGATGTTGCTGACGATCTTTGCTGGATTGGCGTCGGGATCGGCGGCCGCCATGCCGACGGCGCCTGCCATCTGAATCGAACCAGTAACAGCGTAAGCAGCGATGTCATGAACGGCCTTTACGATAACACCAGCCGCCATGATTTCAGGAGCCGCGGCTTCAAGCATCGAAAGGATACCGCCGCCTTCAGCGGCTTCGGGAATCTTCCCCATCGTTGTGGCGCTTGGCACTGAATTAGGATCTCTTGCCTCTTCGTCTTCCCAGCCAGGGCGACGATTGTCAGCGTTCGGAGCCTCGGTCACTGTCGGCAAATCTCTTGCCCACTGACTATTCAATGAACCGCGAACGTTCATCGAATGCTTCCTTGCAATGTACATCAATGCCCCCATCGGCGTTTGCGGCAGTGGGCCCATGCCCTGATCGGCCTGGTTCGGCGGACCTCCTGCTCCTGCCGATCCGCCTCCGCGTGACACCGCTACGAGGACTTTCTGCTGCGTCGATTCCAGCGACCACGGGCCGGCGGACGATGAACGCTCTGCTTTCGTCTTCGCTGGTCCGCCCGTATCGCTTCCAGCCAACGCCGCACGAGCGTCTGAGCTGAGATCCGACCACTTGCCGTACAGCTTTTCGTTCCAGCCTTCGGGCTGTGCGTTCATCGCACCTACCGCTGCCTTGTTCGCCGGATTCTGCATCGCCGCCTTCGTCACCACGCCTTCGCCGGCGGTCAGGCGAGCGTTGACCTGATCGACGCCGGGCGGACCTGCAACGCCTGTCGTTCCCGTGGCGTATGCCGGTTGCTCTTGCTGCTTCGCCTCTGGTTCCTCCCGTGTCTTTCGCAGTGCGCGAACCATCTCCGCCACAGCGATACTCGTTCCCATGCCTGTACCGGGCGGCAGGATTGCTGGTTGACCTAACCCGGCTGTCAATAGGGCCGACGCTGTCCACGTCGATGCCTGACCGAATACCCCTGCGGCACTGGCGAGTCCTTTGCCGTATCGCTTCTCCATCCAGTCCGTGACGGGATGGCCGAGGTCTGCTCCGGCTTCGTGCTCCGCCCCTTGCTTGGGAGCGTGCGGCCACTGAGGGATGTTGCCGATGCCACTAATCTCTCCGCCCTCGGCCTTGTGCTGTCCGGCGAAGTGAGCCTGCACATCTTCGTAACTGATTTCGTTCTGCCCGACTGCCTTATAACCGACCTTGTCGTATGCTCGCGTCTTTTCGAGGAGTTCCTTGAACGGAAGGTTGATCTTCATGATCTTCGCCTCCATGTCCTGATCTTTGACCATCATCCCTGCCCAACCGTGGTGACCGTCAACGATGTAGTCGTCGCTCGACACGATCAGCGTCTTCTCCGCGAGTTTCTTCCGCGACTTCATCGCGTTCTTGGCGATCTTGTCCAAACCGATCTCGTTCTGGCTCGGATGCAACGATGATACTGGAGCCGTCGTCATCTCCGACGTGACGCCTTGATCTTGCAACGACTTCATGAAATCGGGGAGATGCTCCTTGGCGATCTGCGGCATTAGCGTACGTGGAATGTCCAGCGACGATTCCGGCACCGCCGCGTTGGGGGATTCGGCAGCAAGTCGGAGTTTGCCGATCCTCGCCTCGACCGTCGCGGCGAACTCTGCGAGATCCTCACGCCGCATCTTGTTGACGTATGGCTCCTCTTTCTCGTACAGCGACTCCGTCATTTCCTCATGTCGCGGATCGATCTTTCTGCCTTTTGCGTAATGATCTTCAACTTCTCCGCCCTTCGAGTACCCTGCATTGATCTCTTCCAATACCGATTTGTTCTCTGGCTTTTCCGCCGCTTGCTTATTGACGACGAATTCACCCGCCGTCGCCTTGATCGGCACCTCGTCTTCGTTATCGCCGACGCCCGCGACGTTCTGCACCACGCCGCCACCGGCCTTGTGCTGCGGAGCCTGAGCCGCCTTGACCGCTGCGGCAACGTCCAGGAGCGAACCGACCAGCGGACCGAAGACTCCGCCCATCGTGCCTCTCATCTTCACCGCGAGGTCGGTGATGATCTGGAACGTGCTGCGGGCTTGCTGTGCAGAGCCGTAGAGGTGATCGTACGTCGCCTTGATCTCGGCACGACGTGACTCCGCCTCGCGGAGCTTCTGAGCTTCGAAGACGGGGTTGAATTCGGAACGGGATTGGGGAGGAAGTGCGGCGGAAGATGATTGCGAACCGTGTCCGGGAGACGCGGCATCGTCGTTGATGCCGCCCTCGTCCTTGACAACGATTCTTAGGGTTGCTTCGTCGGCCACATTCTTTTACTCAGGTCGAAGTGAAGGGCACGATGATACTGCCGCTGCCGACAACGGTTTGGTACGGCAAAAGTATAAGTTCTAAGGGGATCTCGCGCATCTTGCTGGTGAACATCATGTCCGACGTTTGCCCGGGAGCAAGCCCGGCGGACAATGCCGTCAGCGTTTGCGGCATCGTCGGCGGGTTGCCGAGGATCGCCGTCAGCAAGAGCGTCTTACAGTAGTTGCTCCAGCGGTCGCCGATCGCTGTCAATTGCGGCGTCAGCGTCGTATTTGCACCGGACTGGCCGAACATCTGCAAGAGACTGAGCAAGCCGGTTTTGTTCGCTTCGAGACCTCGCAAGCGAGCCCGCCAGTTCATGCCTCGCCAGATGCTTTCGATGAGCGTTAATCCATATGCATCTGAGGCGTTGATCTCTTGGCCTTGATGCTGGACGGAGAGGTTGAAACCGTCATCGTTCTGCGTGCCTAATGGCAGAGCGTTCCACGTGCCAAGATACGGACCGGAAATCGGCAAAATTACGGCGGCTGCCATGCGATATCTCCTTAGCCAGCGACGGCCATTTGGTGAGCTTTCTCCGCGTCCACAGCAACTTGCTGCCGCTTGTCTTCGGCCTCTTTCTCGAGACGTTCCATGTTCGCCGCGAAGCCGATATAGTCCGGGGTCAGCATGCACTTCGGGCAAGTGACCGCCCGCACCTCGTTCGAGTGCATGCACATCAGCGTCTCGCCGTTGCGAACTTGCGGATTCACCGTGTTCTGCGTCGGGTTGCACGCGATCTTGCCGCGAAACGGTTGGATGCAAGCGTAAACCGGATGACCTTGTGTCTGCACCGGACCCGCTTCGTCGGGCTGGAGCCAGTGGATGAGCACGCGACCGCTCTTGTCGGGCAAAAGTTTCACATTCAAGATCTTGTCGGCCATCGCTCGTCCTCACTTTGCACTGGCGGCGTTCGTCTTCGCCGCTTCAAATTCCTTCGTTCGCTTGCACATCGGGCAATTCACGCTGCGAAACTCGTCCGTGCGAAGCAGCGGAGCCGCCCTGAACGTCGTTCCGCCCGCTCCGAAATACGTCACCCCAGGCATGCACGCGATTCTGTGCCCTTGCGGCGTCGAAAACAGGAAGTGAACCGTCGTCACTTCGCTGCCGTCGGCAAGGATCATTTTTTCGGCGTTCATCCGTATGGTCCCACTGCGAGCGTTTGTGGTTGCATCCGTCTCGCTCCTTCAAAACGCATCTCGCAAATCAGTCCAACGTCCGCGGCATCCGGCGTCGATCCGAACCACTCGCCACCGACCAGTTGCGGCTTGTCCCTGCCGACGTATCCGGCTGGTTCGATGAAACCGTATACCGTGCCTGATGGCGTCCACGCTGCCAAGTTATCATTCGCCGAATTCGGCGTCTGGCCCTGGACAACCGTGATCGTCCAGTTCATGTGCAAATACGCTCTTAGCTGTTCCATCCTGGCGTTGAAGCTCGGCTGGCCTTTCCCGGCTGTTCTGGCCAACTTGCTCGCCAAGAGCGCATTTCCGATCCTGTCCAGAGGCACGCTCACTCGCATCGTGAGCGTCAGGGCGAACGCGAAATACTCGTCGAGGTTTCGCCGTGCCGTCGACCGGCTTGGGCCCTCGTGAATCGCTACATAGATCGGACCACAAGCCGGCGGCGGATGCCCGTCATCCTGGATATCGCACGTCTGCTCACCATAGCCGAAGCCTGCCGAGCGGACGCCGTCCCTCACTGCGAAAAGTAGTGCATCGATCAATTGAGCACCAAGTCAACGACCTTCTCGCGATTCTCGTTTTCCCAAAACGGCTTGAGCCATCCCTTCTTCTTCACGCAGTCATCCAACAGCCTCGCCGCTTCGCTGATCTTGATTCCGAGCACGCCGACGAACTGCACGAAGATGTTGTACACTCCGACCGCCGAACACTGCTTGGCGTCGATCTCGACCGGGCACTTGTCCATGCCGTTCATCGACAACAGAACGAGCATTTCCAGCCACTTCGCCCGGACCTCATTCTGCATCGGTTCCGGCAGACCTTCGCCGAGCTTCTGGAACAAGATCACCAGCTCGCGGCGGTCTTCTTTCGTGTCGAAGGTGTCAAATTGCACGCTCATGAGGTTCCCAACTTCGCATCAAGTTTCCGATTCGCCCAGCTCGTCCCTGCCTTCTGCACCGCGTCTTCGCCGAACCCGGCATCGCGGCACAGCTGCATGTAATCGACCGCTTCGAGATGCCCGATCTGACCGCCGTGGAGTAGCTTCCACGCATGTACGATCTTCAGGCCAGCAAAGGATAGTTCATCGCGGAACGCTCCGTCGCCGAACTCGTCTACTGGGAGAAGCGAATCTCGGTTCCCACCGAACTCTCCGGCGAGGATGAATCGTTCTCGGTTTTTTTTGAGGTAAAATTTCGCAGCCTCTTCGCCTCCTCGCGGACCAACTCGACGAAGTCCTCAGCCTCCGCTCGCGTCACCGTCGGCACGTCGCCTTCGAGCTTGAGTCGCGCGTACGCGTTCGTCACGATCTCCTGCACGAACGCTTGCCGCTTGCCGCCGTACTCGGTGTTCGTCGCTTTCAAGATCATCTTCTGATCCAAGCCTTCTTCACGCATCGACCAATCCAGGTCGATGTAAGCGTCATAGACCTCGATCACGTCGATCTCGACGACCGGACCATCATCGGCAAACTGGAACTTGCTCAGGCCGCGGCCCCTCTTGCCGACACGCAGGACGCCGTTCTTCTCGGCATGGGCTTTTTCTTCGGCGGTTGCACTCATAGATTCCTCAAGAAATACAGGAGAATGTCAACATAGCCATCGCGAAGTTGACTATCCAAATCGTCCCACCAGCTCTGGGCCCACTTATCAGGACTCGGCCATAATCGCCGCTGCGGGATTCGCCCCGGCACTCCGCGATGGTGACTTCCTGCGTGCTTGCGATTCGTCCCGACGATCACGCTGCCGGGTTCGACCTTGAACACCTGATCTTGCGACTGAACCCCAGGCGACAAACTGTTGAGCAACAACCCGAGATCCCGCAAGATCAATACGCTCGTCGATCCGTACTGACCAATCAGCGTCTTGGCACCAGCACCTTTCATGATCGACCACGCCAATTTCGCCGCTTTGCCCTTGTCGCCGCGAAATCGTGCCAGACCTCTGCGGTATATCTCCCACCACTTCACACGCTGCTTGTCGCTCAGCATCCAACTCGGTCTCGATCCCGCCCGTTGCTTCGAAGGTGGCACGCCAGGATGCCGTCGGCTGTACGCGATCGTCTTTGGACTCAATGCCTGCCATGACTCACCGCAATCGTCCGTACCGCCCTTGCTCTTGATGACGAAGGCGTCGCGGATATGAGCCAAGAGCGTCATGCCGAGCCGCGTCTGCAAGGCCTTCGCAACGTCCCCGGCGGCTTGATTCTGGCCGCTTGCGGCCTGTGCCGCTCTGACTATCGCCCGCCGGACTCCTGCCCGCGTGCCCTTGATGTAGATCGTCGGCATCTTATCGCAAAGCCAAAATCCGATACGTAATCGTCGCCTTGACCTGTGTTGCAACGCCAGGAGCCGAACTGCTGCCGCTCGTCAGTTTAGCTTGTCCGACGAACCTGATTCGTCCGCCGAGAGGCATTGCGTTAGAGCCCAGAGCCGTCCCAGGAACTTGCCCAGCATTTCTCGACTGCTGAAAAGCGTTGTTGATATTGCCGCTTCCACCACCACATAGAACGAATGTTTGCGGCGACTGCGAATTCGTATAGTTGCACCACGCCACATCAATCCACACACCATCGCCGACATCCGTCTGCATTACGACGTAACTGCTGTTTCCCGTCGCGATGCCGTTCACCGACATCTGCACCACAGCGACGATGGCTTCGCCGTACAACACTGGGATCGGGTCAATGCCGCCAGTGACATTCGCCAGGTCCGCTTCCGTCGGCGTCAATGCCTGTTGGTTGGCGTAGAGGATACCCTCGTTGTGCGCTGGCGGCGAGATATTCGCGAACGTCGTCATCGGTCCCCCTGCTTAGACCGACCGGAATCCCGTGTTGATCTTGCTGGCGTTGTTGCCCGCGTTGAGTACGACGCACGTCATCGCGTTGCCAGGCGTGCCGATGATCGTGGAGTTTCCGAACTGGTCCACCGGCAGATTGATCTTTTGCTGCGTGCCGACCGAGCCGACCGGGCTCGTCAGCCAGCACGAATAGAGCACGTTGCCCGTGATCGTACCGTCATACACCGTGAACGTCGCCCCACCGCCGAAGCCCGGACCGGCGAACGACACCTCGGCGGACGTCAGATTCCAAGCGTGGTTGGCGTTCGCGGCCTGCGTGAGCGTGTTCGTGCCGCTGTTGACGGACGATGAATTCGAGAGATTCTGTGGGGTCAAGTAAGCATCGGCGTAGCTCTGGTCGGAAGAAGACGCCAGTGTCAATTGCGGAGTTCCGCTCGTCTTCGTCGTGAACGTCACCTTGATCGCGACGAGGTTACCGACAGGGGCAAAGTAGTTGCCGTTCGCCGTGATCGTCGTCGCGACAGCACTCGACGGATACGTCTGCACGTCCACCGGGACGTTGAACGTCAGACCGTCCACGCTGCCCGTGACCGTAATCACGCCAGCCCATGTGCCGAGAATTCCGATGCCAACATAAGCGGCACCGGCGACATAGATCACCGTGGACATGCCAGCGACCGTGAGCAACTCCGTCGTGAGCCGCGTCTGCTGCTGCTGCTGAGCGAGTTGCTGTAGCGGGTGGCCGCTGCGTTCCCAAGGGGGCAGACGCAAGTCCGACGCGAGCAAGCGGTTGAAGTTCAGCAGTTTCTTGAAAGATCGCATTCGTGATTCTCCGTCACCATTCGAGACAAAAGTAACTGCCCCAATCCACGGCCTGCGGGTACTGCGTCGTCGTCTGCTCCGAGATCGTCGATTCCACTCGCAACTTCCGATAGGTCATGCCGTCCGCTATCGTGATGTTGCTCAAAAACGGCCAAGCACTTGTCCGCGTGCCGATATCCTCGATGCTTAACTCGCCGTTCTTGACCGCCTTCATCTCCTCGATGGCTTCTTCGTAAGCGGCCTGCACGTTCTCCGGAGCCGCCATGTACCGCCGCGTCCCGAGCCACCTCGCTCCTATCGCCGTCGCCCACTGGTTCACCGACCACGACAGAACAAGCTGGCTATCGTCGTAGAGGTTGCAGAGGTACAACTTGCACTTTGCCGTTGCGATCTGGCACGCCTTGACCAGCATTCCCGCGAGCCAGACATTCACCCCGTTGTCAATCGCGACTCCGCCGCTATTCACCTGGACCGCGAGCGGAACTACTGCCAGCGACGTCGCCGCTGCGTTGGCCGCTGCGTTGAGCACTGCTGTTACCGGCGTTCCCATCTGGGCATCCGAGAACGTCAGGTGCGTCCCACGCAAGAGCGGATATTGCAACCCACTCACTAGGCTGATGCTCGTCGCCCCAATGGTTGCGTCCGCACTCGCTTGAATCTGCTGGCCACTGGCCTGATTCTGATCGTCCAATCGCAACTGAGCCGCATCTATTCCCACGAACTCATAGATGTCATTCGGCGTGCAATACAAATTCGGCAACGCAATCGGCACGATTCAACTCCCTTAGAAGCTGAACACCGCACCAGGCGCCACGGCCTTCGGGATGTACAAAAACGGAATCATATTGGCCAGTCCGATCAGCTCAAGAGCCGCGGGCTGGGTCGTCATCTGATGCCAGAAATGGTACCCCATGCGTTGCACGGCCGGCATGCCATCATTCTCGATGACCCATTCCCCGCCGTGATACATCTCGCAGATATCCGGACTCGCCTGCGTCGTGAAGATCGCGAGGTTGTCCGGGATCAACTTCGCCAGCGTTGCCCCGCTCGGAGCCGTGCCGTAACTCGGATCGATGTCCGTGTTCAGAGCGACCACGTCATCATCGATGTGCCACTTGAGCCACGGCAGAGCCCGCAAGATGCCGACGAAGTGCGTACTCGGCAAACCGTCCGCGAACGTCGCCGGCTCGCGGGTGTACTCGTTGAACACCGTGTTCGAACTGCCGCCGGTGTTGCGGATCTGCTGGTTGAGCAGCACACTCTGCCAGGCGATATTGTTGACCCAGATGTCGCTGAGAGCGTAGCCGCTGAGCTGGACGAACGCCGCACCGATCGCGGCGAGGTCCGTCATCATCGGGGCACCTGGATTGTTCCACGGCGTAACGACGATTGCCCCGCCCGGTCCTGGACCGCCACCAGCACCGAGCATTGCAAGTTGCCCCTTGTTACCGGCGGGGATCTGAAAACTGACCTGAAAGCCGACCTGGCTTCCGGTCGGAGCCGTGAACTGCGGGAACCAGTTGTCGCCGACGATGATGAAATAGAGACTGTCGCGGAGCATCGCCGCCGCCATCATTTCAACCATCATGTTGAACTGACCGGCGAGGAATCCCGTCTGCCGCCTGATGTAGTCCGCCCCGCCGACGTCGATCTGACTGTTCGGACCGGCGACGCCGGAGAGGTTGCCGAGCTGCTCGTAGTTGAGGTTGATCTTCTCGTGGAAGCGGGCGACGCTGATCGGCACATAACCGACGGGATTCGGGCTGACCGTCGCCGGACCGGTGCCGGGAGCTCGCCCCTTCGGCACGACTCGGGAGCGGTCGAAGATGCGATAGCTGACGTTGCGAGCCGTGCCGAAAGCCGCGTTCGTGATCGTGTTCGGACCGGCGAGGATACCGTCCTCGTCGCGGACGCGATCGGGCTGGAAGCCGAGCCAGCGGCCGAGATCGCCCTGACCTTGCCGGATGCGAGAGATGACCTTGACGATCACCTGCGGCAGCAAGAGTTCTCCGAGTGTCGCGTTCGTCGCCATGCCTGTCCCCTATCGAGAAAGAACCTTCGTGATTCAAGCGAGACTGTTTTTGCTACGCCACGGTGACCGTATTCGCCCCGGCCGACGCCGTCTCCACGATCCACTTCGTCGCTCCGGGATTCGAGTAGACGATGACCTGACCACCGATCTTCTGCGAACCCGTCGAGAACGCGACGCTGTTCGCCACGGCGTTATTGAGGGCGATCATGTTCGCACCTTCCGCGGATGCGACGATGACGTTCTGATCGGCCTGCACGCGAAACGCGAAGCAATAGCCGTTGGCAATCGCCGGCAACGTGAACGTGATTGCCCCCGTCGCACCGGTGTTGTCGAACAGGGTGAAGTTGTCGCTGGCGACGACGGAATAGCTCGCCGTCTTCGAGACGAAGTTCGTCCATGGAAAACGGTAGTTCGTCGGGCTGATGCCGTTGATGAAGTCATCGAAGAGAAACCGCGGACTCATCTGAGCCCTGGCCATCAGGTCGAGGCCGATGAGCTTCGACGCCTGCACCTGGCCGCCGACCATCATGCCAAACATCTTCGTTTGAGCGGTCTGCGTGATGAAGTCCAGCATCACCAAGCCGACAGTCAAAACGCCGACCGCGACCTGGCTGCCGTCCGTCGCTGCCGGGTTGTAGTTCGTCCATTGTTCGGTGCTCGTCACGATGCCCATGACGAGCCCTTGACGAAGATTCGTCGTCGGCGTGTTCGTCGGGTCAAGGGCTCCGGAGTAGATCGAGTTGCCGCCGGCCCAGACGAACTGGCGGACCGGGCCCCACGTGAAAGCCTGCTCGAACGTCTCGACCGCCGCACCGGCGCCGAAAGCGTTGCCGAACATGCTCGATGCCATGCTGAATCGCTTCCCGCCTTGCTTGCGGAATAGCTGACGGCGAGCACGCCGAGAGAGTTGCTCGATTTGCGGCCGAAACTGATCGCTCTCATGGTTCATGGCTTCGTCTCGCGGTCCAAAAAGAAAGAGAGCGATGCGAGATGTTCTCTCTGCATCGCCCTCATATGGCGTCGCGAGTTTATGAGCCTCTGGTGTCGGGATTATAAGCCCCGGCGAGGCCATCTTGACCGATGCGAAAAAACATCTCGCATCGCTCTGTTTTGTGATCCCTACATCTTCGAAGGCGGAGCAACGAAGTCCGCCAGTTCCTTCACCCTCTCCGCCGTCGCCGGCGTGTTCACGTCCTTCGGTTGCTCTTGCTCCGAGAACTTGATCCCAGCGTTCTGACCCTTGAGCATCGCCGGCAGTCCGCCAACTACTGCTTCGAGGCGAGTGATTTCGGCGTCCATCGGGTCATCGATAACGCCTTCGGCCCCAAGCGACAACTTCACCGAGGTCGCATTGGCGAGCAGCTGGTCCTGCACGGCTTTCGGCAAGAAGCGGATGATCTTCTGCAATCGCTGATGACGCTTCTGCATGCCTTCGGCGAGCTTCGACTTCTCCAGGGCGTTCGTCTTCGTCTGGAGCGAGAAGTAGGCTTCCGCCATCGCCTTCTTCTCCGGGTCCGTAATGGCCTTGATCTTCTCCGCGGTGAGACTCATGTACATGGGAGGCGTCTCCTGCTGAACGGGACCGGGAGGCTTTCCCGCTCCGAGACCTGGCTTCTTGTTCGGATCGTCGCCGAGAACGTTGTCGTCCATCTGCGAGGAAAGTTTCTTCGCACTCGCAAGCAAGCCCTGCACGAGCGACTGGAGGAATTCTTTGCCCTTGCCGCCTGCCGGGCAATGGATACCGTGCATCTCGAGCAAGTGCGGGATCAACTCTTCAAAGGACACGTCGCCGGCGTCCTGCTCCATCGCGTCGAACTCTTCGTTCTCTTTCTTCATCGCGTCGGCAGTGGCATCGCCTTCGACTTTCTTGTCAGTTTCTTTTTCGCCCTCCGACTCTTCGTCCCCATCATCGTCGCCGTAGTCCATGTCTTCAAGATCCTTCTCGGACAACTGGACCCCGCACGTCATGCTGAATGCGATCGGGAACGCTGGCTTATTTTCCTTCGTCAGCAAGCCCGCTCGCGTCAGAGCGTACCCACTCGACACGTTCGGCGTCGCCAGCGACAGGGCGGCGGACAACGCCATCGGAATCGATTCGAAGGCGTGCTGACTGTGAATTCGCGGCCTGGTCGTCAATGCGACGTGGCTCACGACCTTGTTCCACGCCTTGCCCGTGCCGTCCGTGAAACTGCTGATCCACGGGCTTACCCAGCGGATCGACTGGTTCTTGATCTGCTTCGCGATGCCGTCGTCCTTGATATCGAGGACGCTCAGAAGCCGGTGCACGTCCTCGCCGGTTTTCGGGTCTTTGATGACGTCGCTCTCGAATCGCTTCGTCTCGCCGGCATTGTTGCGGACGAGATTCGCCGCTCGATCTTGAGCGTTCATCGGCGTCGCCGTCGGCTGATGCTCAATCGGGACCGGGATGGGGATGCCAGCAGCGAGCATGGCTGAACCGTTCTTGAGATAGTGCTCGATGTCGGCGGGAGTCGTATCGAGGACGGCAGGACGGCCCAACTCGTCAAGATAGACGTGCTTGCCGGTTCGGATGACTTCTTTTCTGACTTCCACGATATCGCCCCTGTGAGGAAAGCGTTTGAGATATATTACGACAACCGTAACCCACCTTGGCAAGATCAGTTTTGAGAAAATGTCAAAATAATTCAGAACGAGGCGTGGAGTTGAACCACTCGCTGAATTTCAAACCATGATCCGCGTCATCTCTCGTTCGAATCATAGCCCTGCCCGCACCCGCCGAGTTGACCTCGTTTCATCACAATCACGTGAGATAATGGATCACCTCCTCTTGGTAAGCGTCCCCGTTGCCAAGACCGCCGCCGCCATCTTTCGGCCGATGCCGTCGAAACTCGCTCGCGATGCCGGATAGTATACGCTCGCGTCCCAGACTTCCTTGCCGAAAGTATACGTGCCGCTCGCGGTCATCGGCTGTGCCACGCCGAACAGAACTCGCTCTTTCGGCAAGTATAGCGTCAGCACGCCGCCGAAGCTATCCGTCCCCGTCGAGATGCATGGATCGACATAGCGACCGCGGAGCGTCTTGCGAACATACGTCGGTTGAATTGTCTCGTTGAAGTTATCGACCCATGACTTCTCGCCTGAGCCGAAGTCGATCGTGCAATCGCCGACTTCCTTCTGAGCCTGGGCAAGTCGCCACGTCAAGCCCTGCTTGAGAACTGGCATCGCTGGTTCGTAGATCCGGACCGATGCTGTCTGTGCGGGAGCCATCGCCGAAAATCCAAACGCCCATGCCGCAATCACCGCGAAGATCAATGCCAAGTCAAACCAGCCGAGTTTGGTTTGTCCGTCCATCATTTTCTCCATTTGAACAAACGGGCTGGCCAGCGCACTTTGAGCGGTCCACTGGTTCAGCCCGCCACTTCCGGCGAACGGAGAATGGATTATCGCCTCCCGAAAACTCTGCGAAGCAACCCGTTGCTCTGAGCGCCGCAACTGCCGTTCGCACAACTGCTCATTGACGCACTGCTCCACGATGCGGTTGACGATTGACCCCAGGCCATCGAACTCTGGCCCCACGCACTCGTCGGAGCAACGGCTTTCGGTGCTGCGATTGGTTCATTGCTGGAATCGAGACGCCGGTTCGTCGCCATCAGCATGACGGCCAGATCGTCGATCTTCGCTTCGAGTTTGTCGAATCGCTTCTCCAACGCGGCGATGCGATCTTCGACGGACTGAGCTTGCAGGTTCGCCGTGAGACAGGCGAGGACGATCAGGGATGCGATTAGGGATGCGAGGTAGCGGATCATGGGGACTCCTTAGAGGCAACATTTGAGAGAATTGACGACACCAAGAAAAAGAGAGTCCTTGGCCTTTTGCTCATCCGGCAATTCCGAGTAAGGAACGCAACAGGGATGCTCTTTCTTGCCAGCATCCTTGACAGGGCCAACCTTCCATCCTTGATCTAATTTGTCCTTGAGCCACGCTTCATGCTGGCTACTTGCCGGAGCATTCGGATTCGCAAGCGCGAACTGAACTCCCTTGATTGCGGAATCACGCTGCCACTCTTCAGCTTCGAGCCACAGTTTTTGCGAACAATCGCCAATTGCCCGGCAGTACGCCGCATTCGCCGCATGACAAACCTTGGCAATGTCTTCGACGGTAATCATCACTTCTTCCCTTCCAGTTTCTTGAGCAACGCTTCCAGCCGAGCCATGCCTTCTGACAGATTACGCTCGCGTTCTTCGATGGTCAACTCGTTGCCCTTGGGCAGAGCCTTTGCCGTTCGCACGTCGGCAAACGGGTTGAAGCCCATTTCCTTCGGCAACTCGATCTTGCTGCCCTTGTTGATTGCGTCCAAGATCTCACCGAGCGTCGTTGCCCTCGTAACCGTGATCGTAGCCGACGTGGGTTGAGGCGTAAAGGTAATGACGCCATCTTTGCCAACGCTCATCGAGTAGAGCATCCCGCCCGGCGTCGGGGGAATTGGAGTTGGCGGGATAGGCGTTGGCGGCGGTGGAACCGCGTCGGCCGCGACGAAAAAGATGTCAACCAAGTTCTGTGCCGCCTTGTACGTCACCCACCGATAGCCCGCATTGCCCCAATCCGTTGACCACTGGTTTTTCAAGAGGAACGCTCCGCCGTCCTTGGCATCGTCCCATGCGACAAGCTCAATCTCATGGTCGATGCTTGTCCCGAGGCTGGTGATTGTCGCCGTGCCATTGCCAAATTGCCCGCCAGCGTCAAGGCTAACGTTCAAAGCTCCGAAGTTGTACAGGGCAGTCTTGATCTCCAGCGTCGTCGCGGGTCGGTTGGCACTGGCAGACACTAAGCCCCAACTCGCGGGTTTCCACAACTTTGCCCCTGGAACCTTGCGGCATGTGCTTGAGCGCGCTGAGTAGGCGGGGTAGTCGTTGTGGGTTTTGCCATCGGTGTCCACCCACTTTTCGGCATACCAGCCGTTTTTCATGATCCAGTCGATTACCTCTGTGCCGTTTCCGCCGTTGCATCCGCCGAAGTCGTGGCAATCCATCCCGTATTGCACGGCCATCACGAAGCTACCGTCGGCTTTGCCGTAGCCAGCCTTGACGAAAGCTTGGGTCAACGTGCCATAAATCGTCGAGTAGACGTAGCACGAACCGCAATTATGGACAACGATGCCATTGACGACATAGGTCTCACTTGAGACGAGCAGGTTGTAGACTTTGCCTGCGTACTTTTTGCGGTTCAGCGAGACTGCCTTTTGTAAAGATTCGCCGGCCTTGTTCCTGGTGACGACGAAATCTTTGGTCGTCAAATACCCAGCCGGAACGTGGCCGCACGCGCTGACGAATACCGGATGCTCCAACGTCATCCATGCGCTGTCGCCGCCCGCGTCAACGCACACGACCTCTTCATCGACCCTCCGAGACAAGCAGTAGTTCACGCGAGACGGTTTGCCATCCGCGTCACAAACCATGTCGCCATTGCGAACATCCTGCACAAGTTTCAAAGAGCCATCGGCCATCATGATCTTGGAACCTGGCAAGACGCATTGGCCCTGATCGCCGACCGGAATCACCCAGCCTTTCGAGCGAGCGTCGAACGAGGGCGGCAAGTCTTGGAATTTCGCATATCTCGCCAGCCTCCCCCCGTGATTCGCTTCCGAGGCCGCGTAGAACTCGGCTCGCTTCTCGGCGGTCAGAGGCTTGTAGCCGCGGCCACGCTCAATGGGTGCCGGCTTGTCCTTCGCTTCCTGGGCTGACATGCTGTTCGCCATCAGCAGCAACGCGAGTAGCCAGAATAATCCTTCGAGGACGTTGATCGTGAGACGCTTCATTGAGGTTGCTCCTATCCAACACAAGCGAAAATGCCATCCGGCATCTCGCGAGTGTCGTTGTGGTTAATGAAGTTGAGAAGATGTGTTATCTCTTCGTGCAGAGACTTTTCACTATGCCATGGCGATTTCTTCAAGCATCGAATCACGCTCGGACAACACTCCAGAAGTCCGAATGCTTCCGGAACCTCTGCGAGTGTGACCAGTTTCGGAGGAGTCAGATAATAGCGAAGCGTGCCCATGCCCGACGCCGGTCGAACGCGAAAAGATTTCTTCCTATCTCGGAAGAAATCCGAACGGCTGACTTTGCATTCAACGAGAATTGACTTGCGGGCTTGCGTCCAACCTATTGCATCGGGTTGCTCATTCGCTGCCATGCTGGAACGCACGACGACGACAGAGCATCCTTGGCTATTCGCAAGCCACTTCTTTGCACGCAAGCAAAGCTCATGATGCGTCATTTCACATACCCCGCTTGCGGAACTTCCCGCACGATGGTTACTTTCGGCCTCGCCGCAATCGCCTCATCCACCAACTTCTGCACGACGACGGGATCAACTTGTGGGACCGTCGCCGCTGGTGCGAAGAAGTGAACCAGGAACGGAATCGCCACCGTCGCCACGAAAAGGCTGATGTCCGTCTTGTGGTTCGTCCACAGATAGGCCAGAGCCGAGAATATGCGTTCGCTCCACGATAAGCCGTTGTCGAGCAAGTCGGCCTGGTTGGAGAGGCGTTGCTTGAGACTGATATTCTCGGCAATGAGCCGATCATACTCCGCGATCTTCACGGCATCGGGTATCGAATCCGTCATGTTCTCACCCTCTCAGCAACCGAACATCTTCAAGATCGCCGGCAACGCCGCCATCAACGCCGCGATGATCGCTTGCCAGTCAATCGCCTTGGCCGTGCCATTGACGGCCCCCTCGGTCCAATCAACCTCTTCGTCGGGGCTGAGGCCGAGATGCACGCGAGCCTTGTGTTCGGCGTGCAGGAGAGCTTGCTGCTTGCGCGGGTCGTCATCCGGCAACGCAAGCAACCAGTTCGCTTGCCGACGCCGAAATGGCCGCAGGGTTGGAACCGCTGCGGTAAACGCTTCTTGAAAAGTCTGTGCCATCGTCATCCTTTCGTATTGGGTTCTTCCTTCACGCCGTCCGCAATGGCCTGCGCGAAATCCTTGATCTCTTTCAGAATGTGCAGGGCGTCCTTCTTCGACAGATTGTTTACCGCTGCATGAATCGCCGTCTTCACTGGCCCCATCACGGTATCAACGCTGAGTTGATCCATATTGCAATCTCCTATTTCGGCATGAAACCATGATGGAAGGCGTACTCGCCAATCATGTTCTTCAGCTTAGCAGCGTAGAACTCCCGCTCGAATCCGCGCTGCATGTGCCAGACAGCCTCCCAGCAATATGCCGTGTACCAAAAGTGGCAATCGCTGCCGAACATTTCCCAGATGCCGTAAGCACGACTCGTCTGATTCGCGAATGTCCACTTGGCATAGCATTCTTCCTCAGGCGGAAATTGCGGGTAAGCCCGCAGGATCTCCTTCACTTCTGACTTGTCAGCGAAGCGATTCGGAGCCGCGTGCATCACCGACGCGAGGTACGCCGTCATCACCACTCCGAACAAAACCGCTGTGAGGTAATTTCGCATCTGTCCACCTGACAATCGGATGACCGATCAGTGAGAGCAAAATGCCGATCAGAATCAGAACCGCACACACCGCGAGAAACACCCTGGCGAATTTGTTGAAAGGCTCAGGGATGCCAGCATACCCGATCAGCCACCACAGCAAACCGAAGATCGCGGCCACGACGATAATGTAAACAACGACCTGAACGACCTGCTCAATGGAAATCATGACATGCCTCGAAGAAAATGGAACATTGATGCCACTTCTTCGCGACACCGCTCGATGCGGGTTCGTTCGGCTGCGGCTTACGATTTCGCTTTTTTCTGCTCGATCAATTCGGCCAGAAGTCGCCTCAACTCCGCGACGTTATCAACGTTGTTCTTCGCATGGACGTTTAACGCTTCAATCCGTTTGATGCTGGCCTCCTGAGCTTGCCTGATATCCTTCATATTCTCTGCATCAAGAGCAGCGTGTTCTTCATGCAGTTTATGCAGTGGCTCTAGCTGGGCTTTTACAACGACAGCTATCTTCTCGTCGAGAACGCCGTTGAGCATCTTCTCTGTGTTGTTAGCCGCTATGACGGCAATATTGTTCGCCTCGCCGGCTTTCGTTGCGGCCTGCTTTGTGACGGCTGTATTAGCGGCAACATCAGCCTTGACCTCCGCAGTCTTCATTCCATTGCGAATCGTCAAATAGGAGAGGATAGCCCCTATCGCCGCAACGAGAACCTGCGTCCAGTCAATCATCTCGCCTCCGTGCTAGGTAATCTTGACCGCTCGCGGCCCCGTGAAGACAAAAGGCCCGCTGGAAACCTGACCCGCTACGGTAGTCGCCGTCGGGATCGGGATGGCGTTGTTCGGATCGTTGATCTGGCACGTATCCCCGTCGATCGTCAGCGTCGTCACGACGACACTCGCCGGCTGGACGACCTGGCTCGCGTCAACGTTTGACGACTTCTGCACGTTCAACACGCTCAGCGTCATCGGCTGCGTGATCGTTAGTTGGCAGCCGTTGATGACGGAGACGCTCGCGTAGTTGCCGTTCAGGCAAGACAGCGTCACCGTGGCGTTATTCCTCGCGACGACCGTCGGTGTGTCGAACAGCGTGCTCGTCCCGCCAGTTATCGTGATCGTACCGCCGCCGCCCGTGCCAGAGAACGCACAACCCTGGCCGCAATCGAGCGTCCCACCCGCTCCGACAGTCGCCGAGTTTAGCGTTGCTCCGTAAGGGGTAACCTCGGTCGGCAACATACACACACCGACGCTCACACCGACGGTGTTGATCGTGTTCTGGCCATGGCTGCCAAGAAATCGGACCGAGTACGCATCAGCCGGCGACCCCGCCGCGATGACGTTCAGATTCGTGCGGTAGCTCTGCATGTCGTACCGCTCGCGGGTCGGACCCGTGCCACTGCCAGCCGCACCGGCGCCCAGCACCATCGAGAATGCCGCGATGGCTGGATTGATGTTGCTCGCGAGTTGGAGATACGTTGGGAAATATTCGACGTAGCCAAGAGGATTATTCTCCGGCAAGCCAACCGTGCCCGTGAAAGACTGATATCGCGTGTAACTGTTGAGCAAAACGCCATTGAGGCTGGTGAGGTTCCACAAGAGCGGCACGCTCGTGTTGGCGATGACCATGTCGTCCCCGTTCTGCGGTAGCTGGCTCACGCCAGAGCGAAGCCAGTTCGCAGCGTTGGAGACGTCGCTCTGGCTGGAGTTTGCCGTCGTCGTCGTCAGCGTGCACGTCGCCCCGCCCGATTGAGACTTCGTGACCGTAAACGGCGTCCCAGTCGTGGATGCCGTGAGCGTGATGATGGCTGTGCCGCTCGTGTACGAGAACGTGATGATACTGAACTCTGCGGGTATGCCTTGAGCCGTGAGCAGGGCGTATAACGACGCTGCGGCTGTGATCGCGGTGTCGCCAGAGACGCAGGTGTAGGAGATGACCTTGCTGCTATTAAGGCCGGTGAGCAAAGAGATGACGCCGCCGATCGCGACGCTGTTGATGGTGAGCGTTGCGACTTGGCTGATATTCTGGCCTGCCCCAATCCAATTTACGGTCGGCATCGCTACCCCTTGTGCTTGCCGTTCGATTGCTTCGCGTTATCCCGCTGCCGCGTCATCTCGTCCAGTTTCGCCTTGAGGCTAGCGATCTCGCCGTCCTTGAGCTTGCCATCCGTCGTCAGCACGTCGATATTGGCAAGCAACCCATCGACCTCGGCTTCCATCGCCCAAAACTGCTGCATCAACTCCTCCACGTAGCTACCGAGAATGTGCAACGGCGGAATGACCAACCTCGGGTCCGGCTCGTGGATGACGAGATACTGCGTGAGTTCGACGCTGCCTCCGGTCGGGATCGGGTGCGGAAACTTGAATTCGATCTGCCGCCGATCCTTGCCGCCGATCAACACCGGCACGATACGAAGGCGAAGTTGCAACTTCGGACGCGGGCGATCGGCGTGCGTCGCCTTGATTGCGTCGGGAACTTCGGCTGTGGCCGCACTCATTTAGACAACCCTCGTGTTCGCCGCGATCTTCTCTTGCCGCTCGCGGTACTGCCGCTGCCCATCCTGGGCTTCCTGGATGAAGACAGGTAACTCAGCCCTGGAAGCAGGCTTCGCGTCCGCTGCGGCTTGCTGGACGGCCGCAATACGCTGCGAATCCTGGCTCGCCTTCTGGAAGAGTTCTTGCTGACGGACCTGATCCTCGATTTCTTGCTTGGTCATGAGTTCACCTTTGCTGGTCTCATTCTCCCAACATAGCGATGTTTGACTTTGAAACCATCATGCGATGACGGATTTCGTGGCCCGCACCTTCTCACATGCCAGTATGCGAAAAGATGACCATTGCCAATCCCGACCGTCACCGAATCATCGCCATACTGCGATCTGAGATAAACTGACAGAGACTTCACGGCTTTCTCAATCGCCAGCATGGTCACCATCCGAATCGATCAGTAGCCGGGATCAAGATCTCCGGCATGTATTCTTCTTCGCGGCCGTCACCCTTGAGTTCGTCGGCTTTCCTGCCGAGAATCCCGGTCATATCGGCAACGTCGTCGTGCTCATCATCGTTACCCGTAAACGACGATACGCTATCACAATAATCGTCCAGCCATGAAGCTTCTTCGGGAAGCAAGATCAAACCGTTATCGCCGCGAATAATCGCTGGCTGAGCCCTGACGACTTTCGCTTTGCCGCTGATTGGCAACCGCTGGATCTCTGGAATCCGCCTCCTTCGTCTACACTCAAGGACCATGCCTTCCGAAAGCATGTCGTCATCGCCGACGACTATCGCCGGCCTGTGCTTAATGCAAAACTCTTCGAGGCGAAACGCGTTCTCGGCATGCCGAATTCGCTCATTCACGCAGTCAAGAATAAGCAATCTCCCGTCCGTTGTCAATGCCGCTGCACCAAAACACGTTCGGTCGCTCTCCTTCTTCTTGCCCATTGCCCAATCGACGGCCACGATGATCGTGCAATCGCTGCGGTGAATCGTCTCTCTGTAACCGCCACTTCTTGGAATGATGAACCCATCGCCGATGTCGCGATATCGCTTCCACCCTGGGTAACTCGGCGGGATCGGCTTCGGACGAAACAGCAATCCTAATTCATCTTCTGGCTCTTGCTGCCAACACGCGTTGAACCAACGGCCACGCTTCTGCTTGATTCTTTGCAATCGCTCGAGGGGAACACGTTCCGGCCAAAGGGCATCGCCTTCTTTTCGCCCGAGAACGTCATTCGCCCCAGCTATCGCCTTGAACTTGAGCACCTTCCACTTCTCGCCCGTGTCCTTCGAGTCAGCGTAAATGCGGCCTGGAAGATCGCCCTTGCACCATCGCGTCGTGACCATCACGATTGGAGCGACGGGCCCAAGCCGTGAGTAAGCAACTGTAGTGTACCAGTCCCAATGAGCCTCGAGAATCGTCTGGCTCTGGGCTTGCTCGGCGTTTTTCAGCACATCATCGAGGATCAAGCAATCTGCCGCTCGGCCTGTCAGACCGCCGTGCAGACCCTTGCAGACCATGCCGCCATCGTGACCATCAATCGACCATTCATTCTTCGACTTCGTGTCTTGCCGCAATGTGATGCCGTGCGGTGAACCGAAACGCTGGATCACATCCTTGACCTTCCTGCCGAATGTGCCGCTGTACTTCTCCTCGTAGGACGCGAGAGCGATACGCATATGCGGGAAAAGTAAGAGCAACCATGCGGGGAAGTAGTGCGAGCACAGCCACGATTTGCCGTGCTGAAAAGGGAGATGCACGCCAACACGATCGACTAGGCCAAAACCGACATCCATCAGCGTTCGATTGATGACACTGAGATGCCTTGCCATCTTCCACTTGCCGCCCGTGTCCGCAGACGCGAGAGCGGCTGGGCTTGCGAGGTGAGGGCATCGGTGAATTGCTTCGAGAACGTCCATCATCCTAGCTTATCATCGCCGTCGATATGCTGTCCATTCGATTCTTCGGATGGCTCGTCGTCATGGATAGGCGTCAACGGCTCAGGAAGCCCACAGATGCCATCCGACACCTTCGCCATGGTTTCACGCATCGACGCTGTTTTCATCGCCAAGCGGAGCACTTCTGTTGCTTGCAAGACCTCATTGTGTTTTTCTTCGATCTGGTTACGTTCGCCAGCGATATCGACCTTGTCGGCTTCAAGGACGATCTTGGCGGCCTTCAGAAAAAGATCGTCATCGTCTTCCGCATCGACAATCAGTTCGCAACGCTCGAGGATTTTCGCTTTGACTTGCTGGCTAACATTCCACTTTGAGCGAGTAGCACGCTGAATAAGGTTTAATTCAGCAGCTTTGATCTTGGGGCGTTCAAGCAAGTTGCCCCCCAATCCCCCAACTTGGTGACCGGAGGTTCCATTGTTTTCGCTCATAGTGAAGTGATTTTAGGCGATTGCCACGAGAAATGTCAAGCTAACGCTGCTCAATGATATCCGCCTGATGCCCGGCTCGCTCCAGCCGCTCACGCATGGCGACCGCTTCCTTCTCGATGGTCGAATCCTTCGGACCAGACGACGTACCGAACTTCTCGACCTTGCCCGTGTTCATATCCACGATGCTGAGTTCAGCCTTGCAGTCGGCTCGCTTGCCCTTGGTGATGATGACCCTGGCTCTGCCTGCCATGATTGCACCTCGTGGAAGAAAACCCGCCGCCCCGAAAGCATAAGGGGAGGCGGGCCGTGCGATGGAACGTCGAAGGTGAATGTTAGTCAGGCTTTCGCGGTTTGTCAAGAATTATTTTGAGCACCGCAACGCGAATCCTCACAGGTCCGCGAACTCCTCCCCCACTCCACCAGCAATGGTCAACTTCCGCGAAGCTCGCGACGCCGTGACAAACCAGACCCTGCGTTCTTGTTGCATTCCCTCTTCCGTCTGGACCGATTTCACCGTTGGGTATGGCAACCGATTGATAGCGACGACATGCTCTGCTTGTGCCCCTTTTGCCGAATGGCAAGTCCCAACCCTCACCTTCGGATTGAGCACGCTCTCGATCCCGTGCCGCTCGGCGGCCGCCGCCATGCGTGCCGCAGGCTTCTCCAGGAGTTCGACGTATCGCCCACTGGCGACCAACTCGCGAAACGCTCGCGTCATGCCGGCGTCGGCACAGAACTCCAGCGTGAGCGGCGATATCTTGTGGGCGCCTGCACGCTGCTCCTTGTCGGCATAGTGCGACTTGGCCCCCCGCTCGAACAACGCCGTTCCATCCGCGTTCACTGGCAACAGTTCCATGATGCGATGCACCTGCTCGCCGTCGATGCCGTGTCCCTTCCTGAGAGCGACCAGAGCGGCGACGCCGGCAGCACGGGCCGGAGCGTTGAATCCGCCTCCGCCCTTCGTCGGAATCCATGGGATGCCGCGGTCGTCGAGGAGATTCGCGGCGTGCCTGGCATATTCGTTAGTGCGGGCGAGGACGAGCGTCTGCTGGTCTGCTCGGACGCTGGCGACGGCGTCTTCGAGGTCGGTGCGGATGACGTCGCCGCCTTCGTCCTTCGAGCGGAACGGGCGTGGGGCGTGGCCGCCTTTGAGCATGACGGCGTCGGCACAGGCGAGGATATTGGAGGGACAGCGGTACGAGATGGGCAGTATCTCTTCTCGTGCGGCATGGCATCGGCCAAACAACTTCCCGTCTGCCCCGGCGAACTCGTATATACTCTGAAATTCGTCAAGGAAAAGATAGACCCACTGGCTGAATCGAGTGAGCCGATTGAACACGAGCGATGTCAGCAAACTCGCGTCCTGAGCCTCGTCATGCATGAACACTGGCAGATGCGGGTCGTCGCCTTCAGGCTCGACATCATCGAACGGAGCCGAGTGATTCCCGCTCCACCGCTTGCCGGCATACCGCATGAGAAGATCGCAAAAGTCGAACCGTCCTCCTTCACGCTTGGCGGCCTCATACACGGTCACCACAGCCTGACACGTCGATAACCCCGGCGTCCGGCTGTCCGAGTCGTAGGCGGCTTCCCAGAGCGTCTCCATCGGTATCTGGCGATTCCTCGCAGCGTCCCACATCGCGAGGGCTCGGCACGAATCGCCGGCGTCGCTTGGCATCGAGAATACGTCGTCATTGTCACCGCCGACGATCTTCGCCCGTTCATCACCGAGGATGTTCTTGAGCCAGAGGTTGTCCTCCTCGCTCCCGGCCAAGAGTTCGCCAGGTTGGATGCCGAGGCATCGGTAGGCGACGCTGTGGAGCGTGCGAAACCAACCGCTCTTCTCTAACTCAGCCAAAGGGACGTTGAACTTGTGGGCAGCCCTTGCTGCAGCTTCGCGTCTCGCGGCTCGCGTGAAACTGACGAAGCCGATTCGCATAGGGTCGGCAACCTCGCTGGCGAGGATCTTCTCCATCAGGTCGAGAGCCCGCGTTGTCTTGCCGGCACCGGGTCCGCCTATGGTACGTGCTATGGTTGGCATCAGATTTATCCTCAAAACGTCACGCCGAAACGCGAGTGTTACGGTTACGCTGAAAAACGCCTTAACTATAAACCAATTAAAGAGATAAACAACCGTCACGCCGTTACGCATTTTCATCGTCCGAAGTTGCTCGATAGTCGCGTTACGGCGTGACGCAGCATCTAAGTTGTTTGATAATAATAAGTTATGAAATCCAATACCGTAACGCCGTAACGCACAGAAACGTTACGCTTTACGATCAAACACACTCGATTTTTCCTTTCCTGATTAGTTCGTTTTCAAGGTCCGATACCTTGGCGACGCTGAATTTGTAATATCGATGTCGGCGTCCTTTGACTTCTGGGCAATACTGTTCACCGAAACGCTTTGCGGCGTCGCGGAGATCCTCGAAGGCAAAGCCCGACGATTCTTTCTTGGACATCGAGGCGAGTTGCCGAAGTTTGAACACCATGGACCCATCTTCGAGGACAAAGGCGGAGCGTTTGCCGATCAGCAACTCACGCTTGTTTTCGTCCATGACGCCACCACGTCGGCAACAATCGACGATCCACTCGGCCGCCATGAGGACGCGGTCGAAGTCTGGCGGCGCCATGACCCGCTCGGCGTTGTGCAAGAGCCGTCGATAGAGACGCGGGCCGCCTCGACCGTCCCACACAGGTTTCTTGCTCTTTTCTGGCTTAACGTAGATTCCGCTCTGGTCGATAGCTTCAATGCGAAGCGATTGCCAGCTCGATAGCTGGCGTTTGGTGAGGAGAATGTAACCTGCTGTCTGCTTCAGGTCAAGTGACTTCTCCCAGATCGGGGAGCGAAGCCAGTATCGCCGCGGGTTCGACATTTCGATGCGAAGCTTCCAGGGGCCCGCGTCGTCAGGATCGGTCAAGCCATTTCCCATCGACGGGTCGTTGTCTTCGCTGTCGGCGAGTTCAAAACGTGTTGCTGGTTCTTCTGGTTCAGACTCAGGAGTTGCTTTCGGCTTCGTGTGTTTGCCGTTCGATTCGCTCTTTTTCGCTTGCGGCTCTGGCCATTTCCAGCCATCTTGCTGGGCGAATTTAATGAGCGTGCCGAGGTGAATTCCGCCAGCCTTCATCGTCCGCCACTTCTTTGCACATTCGCCAGCAGCGTATTTTGATGAAGCCTTTGACCACTCATCCCATGCCGAGAGCATGTTATCGCCGACGCTGTGCAGGGCGAAGCCTATTTCCATCCACGAGTAGTATCCTTCGGCACGCTGCGGATTTAGTCCAGCAAGAGCGGACAAGGCGATTTCTTCCTGGCTCAACTCGGATTGAACGTCACGTAGACGCTCTTTGAAAGTCATATCCCGCAAGTCGGAGAACGCCTGGCTTCGCTCCATGACGTCGGCCGGAAACCCATCGATGCGATTGCCAGTGACGGTGAAGTATCGGCCGCCGTCGTAGAATTCGATCCCGCGAGCGTCGTCTTTCTTGCGGCCTTCGCCGAGAAGCGGTCCGGTAAGAAAGACCTTGATGCCGTTGCCAGAAGGGGAAATCTCGGTGTAGCTGTCGATCATCGACGCCATGTACATTGCGTCTGCGTTGACGATGCCATCAATAACCGAATCGTCGGCGTCGAAGCCGCTGAAGTGGATGCCCGACGATCCAGCAATGCCCAACGTGAAACCTATCCCGTCGAATCTTCCTGATCGATGAGCCTCATAAGCTTCGTCGAACGAAACCCACGTCTTTGCGTTCGTACTGCTGGCGTTACCCCCGGTTCGGGCGTTGAGCGGCGGCTTGTCGTATTTCTTTCCACTCCAAATCCATGACCAACATACCCAGCGGTCGAACGACTTCAGACCGCTGGGAACGTTGGCAGCGTTGACTGGCATCGGTGTTGGTTTGGCAGGAACATCCATGTTATTTTTCGTTAATGGTTGAAGATGTCACTTTCGCTTGAGATTTGCATTTGTCGCAAGTCGGATTGAGAACCAATCCTCTTTTCGTGAAGACATTTCCGCATTGACATTGAAGTTTCCATACGTTAATTGCAGGAATGTCTTGCATGTCTCCCCCAGCAAAAAAGCCGCTCGTGCGATCCCTCTTCGCCTGCCGCCAACTCGAACCGACACGAGTTTGAACGAACAAGAGGGACCGCACAGAGCGGCTTCTATTTACAGATTATCTCTGTCGGTTCGCAATGTCCGCTTTCGATTCTCGGCGAGAGACACAAAAGCCGACGTACTTTCTACTTCACCCGTCCCGCACTGTCAAGCGAAAAAACTACAACTCGCACTTCCACAGCGTGACAATCCACTCAGCCAGATAGGCAAGCTTTCTCCATCCGCGAGGTGACCAGTGCGTATAGCCCTTCGATTTCGTGGTTTGAATTAACTGATCGAATTCATCCATGTCATCCTCAAGAAAACCCCCGCACTCGCCGCCGCATCCGCTATAGGTCGCGCTGGATCCCGTAAGCCACTTAGAAGGTGGTTTCGGACGCTTCCATTTCGCATCGGCGGACTGATCCTGTCTGGTGTGGGGAGATCAATAACTGCCGACGCTGCCGACGCCGACGACGCCGACGACGCCGACGACGCCGACGACGCCGACG